GGCCTGATAACGCGTTTTGTGCTTGCTGTTGTTGGCTTAGATACGCTATCCGTGGGTCTGTCCAATTTGTGTTTTGTAGCGTCCTCGCCCCTTGCGGTAACCAACCGCCTGCTACTTCGGGTGCAACCTCTTCTTCCTTAAATAAATGGTTCATCACTTTGTTGGTAAATTGCTGTTGGTGCATATCTCTATATGCGTCTACTAGTGCATCCAAATCTTGTTGCTTAAGTAGCATTAAATGTAAACTTGTTTGTTCGCCCGTCAGATAACTTTCCACCGCTTGTTTTACCCAGTAGAACTTACCCTCTTTCAAGTCATACTTCGACTTCTTGTCTTGCACCAACTGAAAGTCTTCGGGGTTGGTCTTCATCCGCTCGATTAAAACTTTTACGCCTTCGTTCATTTTGGTTCCTTCCAAGGTGGGATGTATCTGTTCTGCGTGCTGTATTTGTATTTACCGTCCTTGCCTGTTGAGGGTTGCAATAGTTGTGGGGTGTATGACTCTTCCAACTCAGGTAGCACTGCTTTCATAGCCCTATGTGTAATTTCCAAGCGACGCACCTTCTTGAGTGCGCTGTGCACGGCTACCTTCTCTTCCTCGGTTAGCACCTCACGCACTTCTGCTTTATATATCCAACTCCACTTGCCGTCAGGTGTGGGCTCAAAAAATTCCTCGGGGTTGCTCTCCATCCGTGCTATGGCTATCTTCACGCCTTCGTTAAAGTCTTCGTTCATTTTGGTTCCTCCAGTAGTTTCATCATGCCTTCTGCTGTCACTTTGTCTAGCCCGCTTGCTAGGGTCGTAGTGCTTCTTCGTTGTAGGTATTCGTCGTATTCGCTTTTGTAAATTTTGTATTTGCCGTAGTTGTATTTCATGTGATACCTTGTTTGGTATACGTCTGCATACACCTTGGCGAACGAATCATTCAGTGCGTTCATTACTTGATTTTGAATCTGTTGCGGGGTCAGGGGCATTTCATTCTGCCCTTTCTTTGCACTCAGCAATCACCTGCTCAAGGAAGTGAAGGTTGTTTTCTTTGATGACGCAAGAGTAGCCCCCCGCTTTGATTACGTCACCGAGATTTTTGTATTGCAGTGCGGTAGGTTCGCCCTTACCCGCCTTGGCTTCGATAGCCACAAAAAATCCATGCACGCAACATAGAAAGTCGGGCACACCACTATTGCCCAACCCTGTGCCAATCGGCATAGCGTAGTAGACACCATGTGTTTTAAGGATTGCTTTGATTTTGGCCTTGACCTTAGCCTCAGGAGTTTGTGCCATGCGTTATTCCCAACCTATAAAGGTTGTGCCCTTATGTTGGAATATGACTAAGTTGGGTTTGCTGTCGCAATGCTCGCACCAAAAACTTAGGCGTAACCCTTCACGGTCTTGGCTTGGGTTGTTTGCATGTTCACGTAGCACGCGAGTGGTTGTGACAGTTCCATCTGCCATTACGTGAGTAACGCGAGTCTTCCCCACGTTTTTCGTTCCTTGGGTTTTTTGGACAAACTCTATGTCAAACCCGTCACTGTTATAAACAGATACATCAGCCTGATGCATGTTGTTGCCACCGCAGTCGGGGCATTCGTTAAGCCAATCTTCGTCATGTATAACGATAGGGCGCAAATTAAAAGTCATACCACTAACCCTCCAATTTATTTTCAGAAGGGCAGTATAGCACAGCATTTGACTTTGTCAACTACGGACGTAAAAAAGCCACCCGAAGGTGGCTAGGACTTACCCTAACAAATGTTAGGTTGGGGGGCTGATAGATTGCGTGCCCCCCGTCACGCTTAAGGTTCAAGCAGAGCAAATCAACTAAGGGGGACTCTGCTTGAGAAAGACACCGTCACATCTATCGGCTAGGTCATCCTCCAATTATGTTACCCCCTAGTATCAGTTTAACTTTTCAATGGCTCGGTTGAGATACCACTGTGCCTTCTTCAAGTCTTCCAACTTGTTGCCCTTGTGGTCGGCTCGTGTTATGTATTTCACAACATTGCCAAGGTTGTAGTCCAACTCTTTCGCCTCGATGAAGTCGATAGTCTCGATGCCCCCTTGCTTGTAGTGCGGAGGATGGTTGACCATGTCGGTGTGATGTGTTGCCACAATATCTGCGCCTTGCATGAGACGCTTACCTGTAACGGGGTGGCGTCGGTCACGCCCTCTCGTCAATTCGTAAACTCTCTTGACATACTCCTGCGTTGATACCCCTAGCCTATTAGCGATGGCTGCCTGTGTTGCAGTGACGATGACGGGCTTCTTCTCTTTGCGTATCTGATATGTAATCTGATACACGGACTTGAGCGGGATGCCGTATAGCCCCGAAATGGTCTTCGGTGTCGCTTCGGGATTCTCTGCTATGTAAGCACGAATCTGTGCGGTCTTAGTTCTGCTTGTGCGTTTCTTTTTAGTAACCATGTTAACTCCTTGTTTGTTGGTTAATGTATTCAGTAAGAATTTCTCTCATCTTGGCTTGCTTTGTATACGGAAAGTTAGTGTTGAAGTAATCCATCACCTCCTTTGGTAGACGCAAACTCGTGCAAAAAAGCGCAGGTTTCTTACCAAGGCCTCGCCCCTTGCGTTTTGTTATTGGTTTAAGTTCTTCAATTCCTGTTGTCATAGTAGTGCTTCCTCTTCTTCAGTAGGGAAAGAAGTTGTTTTTAAGTTTTTCGGAAATAGTTTTGGGTCTAGCCTTGTGAATGGCCAATGCGCGTTCATTTCGGCTTGACTCAGTCGGCGTAATCGCAACCCTGACTTTGACGACGAACGCTTTGCCTTCGCAATACTTGTCGATGTGTTGTTGTGCAAGGGTTCTTGTTCGATACAAGACGTATCCTGTTCCATCATCTCTTCCTGTTTTTTCATATGTTCCTTTGTATATGCTACGCACCATGTAGCCTGTTGAATGAACTGACTGCATTAGTTTCCCCTTGCTTTGATTAGTTCTGCCAAAGTCAAAAGCCAATCTTCGGGTATGCCTTCACCCGCTGTTGTTGATTCCCAAGAGTCATAAATAATCTTGGCACATTCCTCACGCTCTTTCTCTGCTACCAGTTTGGCAAAGGCTTCAAGTTTTTGATTGATGACAACAAAGTAACCCTTGCTGTGTACGGTACGAACCAATGTTTCATCACCCCATTCTTTGACATCAAAACCAGCCTGTCTAGCCATCTCAATGATTTCATCTTGTGTCATGCTTGTCCCCTTGCTCTGATTAAATCACCACAGTTTGCTTCTTCATCGTGATAGCCATCGCCAATAAGCGCACACGCCTCACGCTCTTCTGCTTGCGCTTTATCCCATACGCTTTTGAATTCGTCAGGGGTCATTACTACCATGCCTTCAACTCTTTTGTCTGCTACCAGTTTGGCAAAGTAAAAAACAGATTCAGAAAACCCATCTTGTGTTTCTAACCCAGACTCTCTAGCCATCTCAATGATTTCATCTTGTGTCATACCTTCTCCTTGACTGGTCGCATCTTCTTCAATCTATGTTCTTCTTTCACAATATCCATAGCCTTCTCCAAGTCGCTTACTGTTGTTTGGTCTAGTTGCACATCATGTAGTTCCATGACTAGGTTCATAGCCACAAGTTCACTCGCCTTGAGAATGAACCGCATACTATTTGCACCTCGCTTAGAAACTGCATAGAGCGCATCTTGCCCCGCCTTGATTTCATCTGCCCAGTCCGCACCCAACTCAGGTCGCAGTCGGATACATGCCTCGGTCATGTTGAACGCACCAATCAGAACATCCATGTCATCCTTGGTAGCAATGCCTCTGCGTAGCGCATCCATAGCACCGTGGTTCTTGATACGTAGGTCTACGCTAAAAGGCACTTCTTTGAAAGGTTTCATACCCGCCAACAACCAAGTCATCGGGTCGGGCAGAACTCCCTTGGGTCTGTATTTGCTACGCTTCCTCATCTCTCGCTTCCATCATTGCGTCCGCTACTTCGTACGCTAGTCCCGCTAACTCTGAGTAGCGAATAACCTCCGCTCTAGTAGCGATACCTGCTAAAGCACCCTGCATAGCCTGAGACGCAAAGAAGTCACGCAGAGTAATCGCAGAAATCATTTCGTGCTCTTTCATTTACTCATCCCCTTCATAAGCATCACCACCGCTATCTCCTCCGACAATGGCTTGGTCTCATCAATGATGTAGTGCTCGACTACATAGTCTCTATCCCCGTGTCTGTTTAGCGTAGTAGATGCAACCTCTAGCAGTCTGCCGTTCATTGCGTTCATCATCCCAATCCGCACTTGTGGCTCTACCTTGCCAAAACTGGGGGATATTTGTGGGGATACCAGTGCAGTGCCGTGGTACGCCAACTTCTCCCTAACTTTGTTAGCCTTGTCTTTCTTATGTTCCTCCACGAACCCCCAAACAAAACTAATCAATGTCCAAATTACTGCGCTTATACCTGCGCCCCAAAAAAAGTCATTCATATGTCCTCCCTACTTATATAAACTATTGCTAGTCCTACGGCAACCACTACGACTGCGCCTAGCCCCATTAGAAATACTATCCATGCGATTGTTTCTAACATCAGAAATACCTCCACATTGCATAGCCCAACATACTGAACACTGCTATCAATGCAAGCAAGACTGAGTATTCGCTGATATGTGGAGCACTGTAAAACGGGCCCTCAAAGAAATTGTTGACGTAATCTTTGGGATACGCTTCTTCTAATGTGCGTGGAAACATTCTTGTGGTCGGATGGTTGTCTAGTTTTACTTCTAACATTTGTTAGGTCTCCTCTGTTAATACTACGAATATCTCATCATTGATACGACACCCCACGCTAGATATGAAGTGCTCGGCTTCAACCAACTTCAACATACCCAACTTACCCCGCATGGATTCGGGGAGCGTATTATCATCGTAAATCTGAACATCTTGTCCAATCTTCACCATGTATTTACCCTCATCTTTGATGATTAGGGCTGTGTGTTCACCACCGAACCTATCCTTGATTGCTTCAATGGTCATCATGTCTTGCTTGAACTTCTTGGCCTGCTCCATCTTCGCTAGTATGGGCTTCTTCTCATGTTCAGGCAGGCCGTTTACATACCCCAAGAACAAAGGAAAGCCAGTTCCCATGATGAACTTAACCGCAAGACTCTCGGTCTCCCGCTCGGCATAGCGATGCTCCCTCTGCTTATCGTAGAGTTGGTTAGTCATCACCTTGTGGGCTTGCTCATACGCCTTCTCGATACGCTCGTTGGGCTTGAGACGAAAGAACATCTTCTTCGCCATGAGGATAGCCTTGTCCACATCTGACGTGCGGTATGAGGATGTGCGTTCTCTAGCATTGCTAATGCGGTCGTTGGTTAGCGAGAGTTTGTAGTCCCCTCGGTAATACTGCCTACCAATCTTGCCAATCACCTCGCCACTATCAATCACACCGAACCCTACGGGTCTATGGTCTCCCATAGTATCGGTAACGACAAACCGCCACAATGGGTTTGCCATAGCCAAGTGCATTACCAATCTGCACATATCGTTAGGCGGGTCGCCTATCGTCTCATTACCCAATTTCTTGGATACATCGGGGTGCAACTCAACATTGCTCAACGCAAACAAATTCATACTTACTGCCTGTGATTCACTCATATCATTCCCTTTCTAAGATTTCTTAGTTACCAATCGAACTTACCCAAGATAGCATCTACCTTGGACTTGAGTGCACTGCGAGACTGTGCATCTTCTTTAATACTCTCAATGTCTGCGCCAAGCATGGTCAACTCCAACTGACGTCGTGCTTCCTCCAACTTGGGGTCGTTGGTCACATTCAGTTTGGTTAGCAGTCCACACAACTCTATGGGGTTAGAGATAAGTGTGTCGTGGTAACGCTTCTTGGAATCATCACCCTCAACATCAGTCAACTTCTCCGACATTCCTACTAACATCTTATGCAGACGCTCCCACGGCTCACGCATAGCCTCGGCTAACTTAGTCTCGTGTTGCTTCTCGAACTCGGCTCGCATCTCATCCAAGTCATACGCAGGTATGTCCAGTCGGAAGTCGCCCGCCTCAGGCACGGGCTTTACTGTTCGCTTGAAACCGAACTTCAACCTAACATCTGTTAGGTCGGGATAGTCCTCTGCCTTATACATAGTGCCTAGGTTAGTAGGTGCTTCTGCGACAAGACGCGGATACTCCACAAAGAAGTTGTTGCACATCATGTTGAATGTCTGCTCGAACCCGTTCATGGTCTGCTTGTATTCCATGAATAACTTGGTCGGCAACATGCGCTCACCCTTGTCTGCCCAAGGTAATGTGTGCTTGTTGTGATACAGACGAACACGCGCGGCGAAGTCTGATATGTCTTTGCGTAGGCTAGTCCCCGCAAATAGATTCTTCTTGGTCTGACTCGCACCTCTGACTGCTGACGCATCTGTATTGACCTTGTCCGTTATTTCTCTGTCTAACTTAGACGCAGGCCATACGCTGATATTCAACTCCACTAACAACGCTGATGAACTAATACTCATACTTCCTCCCTTTGGTTTTCATAAAACTTCACAATCAAGTTGCCGTCCTCATCCCACGACATTTCCCAATCGGTGTGCCCGTACTCTTGCATGCAGTACTCATCTAATAAATCTGAACTCATCATCATCCCCTTATAAGTTTTAAAAATCCAATCGCCCCTTCACGGGTCGGTGCTCGGGCTATCTCTGATATCTTTGTCAGTGAATCGCCAAGCATTTCTTTCTTCACCACTACCCACTCACCTGTCCCCTTGTCCTCGACAATCCCATGAGTGAAAGGGTCTCCCCAATACTGCGTGGGGTGTCGTATCTGAAACCATTCCACTGGGTCTATTACTGCCATACTCACTCCTAACATTTGTTAGTTGCTGTCGATGTGAATAGTCTTGCCGTTGTCGGCATCGCCGTCATACCCACCCACGATGCACCACATCACGGGCGCAGTCCACTCGCTACCCCAATCACCACCAACATACCCGTCGGTTAGAACAATCACGCACTCGGGCTGGATGTTCTTCTCTTTCAGATACGCTGATACACAAGACGGGCTTGTGCCACCGCCACCCTTGGGCTTGGTAGAGTTAGGAATATCTGACGCAGTAGAACCCGAGTAAGTCTCGTGCCCCGCTACCTCGCTATCCCAATACAGTAAGTCCACGCACTCAGGGTTTACCTCTTCTGCGATACCCTTAACCTCAGATAAGAAGTCTGCCAACTCATCACCGCCAATCGAACCCGATGTGTCGATAGCAATAACCAAGTGACCTACCTTCTCACCGATAAGGCTCGGCATGTAAACACCTGTGGATAAGAACCTACGATTAACTCTGCGCCATGACGATGCATCTTTAGAACTGCATGTTGACTTAACGAACTCACGCAATACCTCACGCCAGTTAACCTTGGGCTCAAGTAGTCCTTGCAACTCACGGTCTAGTCCACCTGCTCCGCTACCCGCAATCTTCTGCTGTGCCATGATGCCCTGACGAATCGCTTGGTCAATCTCTCGTGCCAAGTCTTTCTTCTCCTCGGCTGTCATCTCCTGAGCACCATCCCAGTCGTGGTCATCGAACTCAGGGTCACCATCACCCGCACCGCTACCACCCTCGCCCTCACCGCCAGAACCTCTTTCCTCTTTCTCCTCTCTTAGTATGTCGAACACCTCCTTGGCGTTCATGCCACGGAATCGCTCATCAACTAAGCCCATCACCTTGCCGTCTTTGTATCGGGGCATGGCTATGAGTGTCTCGTTAGGGTCTAGGTCTTTCAACTGGATGTTGATTACATAGTCACATGCGCTGTTCGCTAACCTGTGGTCAATCTCGTGCAACTTGCGCCATGTAGTCAAGTGTCGATACATCTTGTGATAGTTCTCATGCGCCACCACAAAGTTCAACTCTTGGTCACGCAGTTCTTTGACGAACTTGCGACCATACGATTCATCTCTACCATTGGTGCACGCAGTAGGTAAGTTATCCACTACCTTAGTACGACCAACCATCAAGATACCTGATAGCAATGCGAACTTAGGGTTACGCATCAAACTAATCTTCGACTTCTGAACACGTCTTTCTTCTAACATTTGTTACCTCTCTCCTTCGTTAAGTAAACCTGCAATCTTGTCGCACACAATCTTGCTCTCGTGCTCGAACACAATGTTCTTGTCGAACTTGTCCATATCACGAACGCAGTAGCCAAGCACCACCATCTCCTTGTCTCGGTTGGTGGCGGTTACCCATTGCACCCAATACCTGTGCCCAAGGTGGGCACGAGTGCCATTACTCTGTGATGTAGTTAGCATCTAAGAATTCTTAGAGTAAGTCTTGGTTCTTAGCAACCCATGCAGTAAAGGCTTTCGCACTAAACGCAATGCTCTGCTTGGCTTGTGACTTCGCTATGTTGATAGCGAACACGGCTTGCCACTCGGCATCGAATCGCTCGAGATATTCCATGAACGCATCAATGGTGTCCTTCTCCACACGGGCAATCGCACCGAACACCACAATCGCACAAGCACCTGCACTTGTAGGTATCTTGGTATTCTTAGGGTCTTTGATGGTCGCTTCCCATGTTGGCAGTTGGTCTGAGAATTCGATATACGCTTGCATATCTCTTGCACCTGACTCGCCAATAGCACCAGTCAAAGCCGCGATTACTGAGTCGGCATCATTCTCTTTGCGAGACCTAACAATGTTAGAGGCCGTCTCGAGTGAGCGTGGAGATACGAACGCAGTCATAGGCTTCTTAGGATTAAAGATATACGGGTTATCCGCCTGTCCACCGTCCGTGTAACTTGCCAAGACTTGTGGGAAACGATTCACCCAAGCAATCACCTCAGGCTCGATACTCTTGCCGATAGCCCATTCAATCCACTGTTCTGCATCAGGCTTTTGGATAGTTACAGATACCACACGATTCATAGAGTGCGCCTTGAGTGAGTCACCCACCCCGTCTGTCGATAGATTACCCGTCATGAACACAATGTTCTGCTCATGCAAAGAGATGTCACCGAGTCGTGGGTTCGCCTTCTCGAGCATGGGATGGAGCATGTTCTTAACTGGGTCTGCGCCCTTCGTATACTCGTCTAGCATGATGACGATGGGTTTCTTCTCATGCAATTTGAACCGAGCATTAGGGTAATACCTAGTTGTCTTGGTCTCGTGGTCAATCACGGGCATCGCAATATCGCCAAGGTCTAGGTTAGGCACGTCAATGTATGCGTGGTCATAACCCAATGCGTTAGCAATACTCTCCAACAGGGAAGACTTTCCAATTCCGGGTTCACCTCGCAATAAGAACCGAGTTGTGGGGTTCGTGCGAATCAAATTGGATGCTTGCTTCAAGGTAATGGTCTTACCGAAATTAACTTCTGACATATCTAACTCCTCTGATATACCTAACAGTTGTTAGGATTTGGTTGAAAAAACTAACACAAAATACTTTTTTGCCTACCATTTAATTATACCACAAAATAAGGTATTTGTCAAATATTTAGGCACACTCATCTCCTACACCTAACATTTGTTAGGTGTTCTCAGGTAACCACCTGTCGTATGCCCCTTTGGACACCGAACCAATCGGTAACTCTTTGCGCACCAATACCTGACTCGCATGGGCTTTGAGTAACACGGTGTCCAAGGCTTTCACTATCGGCGTAGCCTTAACGATGTAGGTGTTATCGTCTTGTCCTCGTAGATATAGGCGGTCACCGCTCATCAGCACCGCCAACGCACCCTTGTAGAAGTTCGTGGTCTTGGTGTCCTCAGGTTGGTCGCTCCTAATCAGGTCTAGAAAATTCACTATGCCCGCCCCATACTCATCCGCTCTCTGCGTGCCATAGTTGTAATGGCGTTGTGGCAAGTCTTGTATCCACCGCATGTTGCCAATGATTGAATCAGGGTCATTTCGTGAGTGCAAGAATGGGTTCTCGTTTTCGATAGTCTCCACACCAAACGCATTTTGTAACTCATTCAGAGACACGGCAATTCCCTTGTAGTGCGTATTACCGTAGTGGTGCGTGAAGTCCTCGGTGCGTAAAGCCACCATGCCTTTGAAGTAGGTGACAAATTCTTTGTAGCGAGACCTAACATTTGTTGCTTCTCGCCTGTCCAAATGCCACGCGAACTGCGCCTTCGCCCCCTCGACGCAAGACCAGTTCCCATCCACTTGTCTGAGCGTGAGTTTGTCCTTGCCACGAATCGTGTAGCGTTTGTCCCCGAGCGTGATTACGGAGTGCTGTCTAGACGCATTTGCCCCCACCCCAAGAACCCTGTGAAAGAATTGGTGTGTAGATACTGTGCTATATGTATCAGGTGTGAGTACCACCGCCCCGTCAGGCTTGTATGTAATCACGGGGGATTTGTAGAGCATGAACACTACGTCGTCCCCATCCATGCGTACCCAATACGAGTCGGCATCGCGTCGGTTACCCAAGGGTCGCACCTCGGGGTCTCGCCCACGAATCGGCTTGATGCTGTCGTGTAGGTTCTTTGCCTCGGTGTAGGTTGTTACCCGTGGCACATTCATTACTGTTGCGTATCCCATAATTTACCTTTCTAACATTTGTTAGGTTTTAGTTGTCCCGTAGCGGGTAGACTTTTATCTGCTTGAGCGTGGGGTAACTCGCCAAGAATCGCTTCTTCGCAAACTCCATACTCTTGCACTCGAATACCTCGGCGTGCCAATTCCCGAATCGGGCACTCCATCCTGTGACGTAATACCTAGTCATAATTTTTCTCCTTCAACTTGGCTTCGACATTTCGTTTGGCTGTTTCTCGGTCAATCATGATGTCACCATCCATATTGCACTCAAGCATTTCCTCATCCGTCAGCCCAACCCAAGGGCGTTGTTGTGGATGAAAATCGCTATGGGCTTTCATTGCTTCACGACTAAAAAATCCAGACTCAGGCTCTTGCTTCTCTGCTTCTTCACTCATCTTTCTGCCCCTTCCACATGGCTATCCATTCCTCGGGTGTGCCCCGCTCGTGTGCTTGGAGTTCATCCTCAACCTCTTGCAACTTCTCTAAGAACCCTAGATACTTCTTGCGTAGTTTTATGAGTTGCTCGGTTGTCAGGTCAGGGCTACGCATTGACTTCAATACTTGGTCTTCCAAGTTCTGCTTGGTCTGCATCAATGCAACCAAGGCTTGCTGTGCTTCTTTATCTAACATTTGTTAGGGTCTCCTAAAGTTTGGTATTTGATTTGCTAGGGAATCCTCGTCTCGCAGTTGGCGCACCAACTCACGGACTTCGTTCTCCACATAGTCCCATGTGCGGTATTGCTCGGTTCGGTCGAACCTGTATCTGTCCTTCTCCACGAGCACCATGAGTAGTTTTGGGCTCAGGTCTCCCATGTGTGAGCAGTCGAACCCGAACCACCATGTGTCTTTGTCATCTTCATCTGCCTCTGAGAACGTCAGCCCACCGTGAATTCGAATGTCTGCCACCTCGTCATCTGAGTAGTGCTTGCCGTATAGCGTGTGCGTCTTAGGTATTCCCACATACCCACAGAGGTGACCGAGGTCGCCGTGTCGCATAATTCGGCACTTGTATCCCGTGAGTTTGTCTTCCCACTTTGCGCTGTTGGGCTCGGTTTCCCAAGGTCGGTTGGCAATGAGCAGTTTTAGTTTCTGCTCAGGTGTGAGGTTGGTTGTGTCATCTAACATTGTTATACCTCCACCGATTGCCATACGGGTTGCTCTACGATTACCCGATACCCTAGTTCTTGGATTGCCTTGAGGTCGGATGGTCTGAGCGTGGTTGTGCCTGCAATGTCGGCAAATAGGTGAGCATTGGGAGAGACTGGGTAAACCTTGTCCACTCCGTATACATTCTTAATTCGTACTACGATTTCTAACATTTGTTACCTCTCGTTTGTTTAAAACTTCCTTCGCACTTATACATGCGGACATGAGCCTCCAGTTTGTTTCGTATGTGAGGTCTCGCTTGTACCCGTCGATGGCTTTGAGCAGTGACCTAATCGTGGCCTCCAACTCTGCTATCTTTCGGTCTTTACTCATCATCGCTCTCCAACAAAGGGATTGGGTTCGAACCTAACATTTGTAATGCGTCGGTCAGGGCTTGTTGCACACCCTCAAGCCACTCCACAACCATGAAGTCGGCAGGGCTTTGTAGGTATTTCGCTATGTCTAACTCCGCATACTGAACTAGGCGGGTTGCGTCTTGGATATCTTTGTCGTTCATGCTTCGCTCCTTGTCTTTTCATACTGGGCAATCATCTGCTCTCGGGCTTCGGGGTTCTCTATAAGGTGCATGAACACAACTTTGACCATGCGCTCCTCGTGTCGTGCCTTGAAATACAGGGCAGTCATCACGCTTGCCCATGCGAACAAGAACATATCGGTGTATGTAATTTCTAACATTTGTTATGCCTCCTCTTCAACTTCTAACACTTCACCATCACAGCGCACCATGCGCTCCTCGTCGAACAAGTCAAACGCCATAGCCTTGGCATCCTCTCTGTTCTCAGCCTCCACCTCGATGGTGTCGATGTAAGAAAACACCACAGTCACATTAAATTTTTTCATACCCTTACCCTCTCAGTTCTTTTTGGTTAGTCTGCTTGAGTGTTGTGGTTGCGCTAGTAGGGGTAATATACTGATAGTTACCCTTGCCGTACTCTTGCACAATGCACCATGAACTACGCTCTGCGACGGCTCGGTCTTCACCGCAGAAGAGGCACACTCGGTAGCCAAGAGACCAACGGGAGATGTGAACATCATCACCGCAGTCGATACATTCTTTCCAGTCGTTATCTAACATTTGTTATACCTCCAAGTGGCTGTCTGCGAGTTTGTCTGACTCGTCATAGTTGAGGGCTTCGGTAATCAAGTGACCAAAGTAGAGACCACCAAGGATTAGCGCAATGTTGTGGATGTAACCATCGCCAGTAAAACCGAACACAATAAAGGCAGTTGCGATTATTGTCATAAGCATGAAGTAGATGCGTGAATCTGAGGACATAAAAACCTTTGTATGGTTGAAGGGTTGAAAAACTAACATTTGTTAGATTTGGAATGGGCTGAGAAAAACTCCCGAACCCATGTTATATTATACCACAATTTTACAGATTTGTCAAATATTTAGGGCGTGCTTGGGCGCATGATGTGCTCTCCTTCGGGTTGTTACATTTCCTAACAGTTGTTAGGTTTTGTGGTTTTATTTTGATTTCCATACCTTATTATACCACAATTTTACAGATTTGTCAAATTTTTAGGACGGAGCATGAGTGAGGATTGTTATGTTTCTTTGTTAGTGGGATGTTATGAAAATAGGGTATTGTTACGGGTTTTGGAAATAAAGTGTAACAAAGGAAATGGCTTAACCACGCCAAAAAATGACTAATTGTTATAAAGTTATAATGTTATGAGAATATATATATATCCCACCAAAATGAGTTTGAGTGGTATGAATTGCACTTGCTGACCTTGATGACCAAATCCATTTTGGTGGACTGCTATATATGTCGTGTAACAATATAACATATAACAATCTAGGTTTCATGCGGGTTTGCGGGGAGGGGTCACGTAACATTGCGTAACATTACCTGCCCAAAGCATAACATTTGTTAGTTCGAGCCTAAACCCGCCCAGAGAACTGGCATCCTAAAAGATTGTCGCCAAACTATGCCCTGCGATGACAATCTCAAACTTCAACCCTAACGCCGCCCAGAGAACTGGCATTCTAAAAATTCGGGCTAAATTTCTTTGAACAAAAATAACTTAGTGGTACGCTAACATTTGTTAGGTGTCATCAGACGCAAAAAAGCCCGCTCAAGGCGGGCTGTGGATAAGTCAGTAGGGGTTAGCAGATATACATCTCCAAATTATTGGTAGTGATGTAGTCCGAGCCTTGACTAGAACAACGGAGGATATAACGACTTCCACCTACTTCGCAAGACTGATAAACATCAGTCGCTTTTTTCTTTGTGCCTTCCAAATTCATAGCACGAAAGATTTTGCCGACAAATTTGCACTTTTCACAATCATGCTTGTAAGAGGGTTTCATAACATTCTCCGATTAAAAACTAACATTTGTTAGAACGGGGGTTTCCCCCCGTCCGTTGATTAGCCTAAGTCGCTATCGTTGCCACCCAGTGCTGTGTAAGCGTCAATCAGCAAGTGCTTGATATCGCTAGCGTCACATGTCACGCCTTCCTCTTCGGCTTTGAAGATACGGTTTACCATAGTCTTCAATTCAGCGAGTGTCTTCGCGTCAACATCAGTAGCGCCAGCCTTGACTCGGTTACCCGCAGTCACATAACCCGAGGCTTCCTTGACTCGTTGCCAGTAGACGTCAATGGTAGACTTACCATAACCCGCTTGTGTCATATCTGCCACAAAGTTAGCACGCTCACCCTTGATGCCCTTCTTTAGTGCACCCTTCAAGTCGAACCACTTGGTAGTGGTTTGCCCTTGGTTATCTACCAAGTCAAACGCTTGGTCTAACGCTAGGGAATATCCCGATATCAAAGCACCGATTTTGCCGATACCCTTAACCAGTTGAGTGCGAGACTCGGTCAAGTTAGCAACTGCACCCGCCACTGCAGTCATAGGGAAAGCGGGACTAACGACGTGAACTGTATCCATAATAAACCTCTGTAAAAAGAACTAACATGAAACCTAACTTATGTTAGGTATGCAAAGCATTGTTGCTTGGCATGTTCTCATTATATCTAATCGCACCACAAAATGCAAGCGTTCTTTGAACAAAAATAAAGTAGGGGGATGGCATAACATTTGTTAGATTCGAGCACGATTGACCCCCATGCCCCCGAAAACCCAGCAAAGGGAGGTGGGGCCCGCTACACTATGTGTTGCACACCCGATTAGGAGTCCCAAGATTTATATAACACCGTAGTATATTTACGGGAATATGTCGTTCGATTTCGTTTTTCCAAAAAACGCAGAGTTAACCCCCCACCCCCTTTAAGTATCCAATCGGCAAGTTTAAGTATCAAGTCTAGGAAACACCCCCCGTCACTTTTTATTTTGCTACCCCCCCCACCCCTATATATTTTTCTGATATAGTCGGGCCCGTTGGTGAAAATCTCTACAAGACCGCAAGGTCGGGATCAGGGTTGGTACACCGGATTACTCTGGGGAAACCCATAAGTGCAAATAGACCGTCACCAACATCCCTTCTTTTTTGGAAGTGCACATGTTAAATATTGAGCCAACTGCGGAGCATCCAATTCCGTTTGACCTGTCCGATGAGCAACCTAAGACTCATGCGGATAGCGTAGCTATTGCTGTCAACACTGCAGATTTCATTGAGCAACTCGATGGTTCATTAGATTACGACGACAAATCGCTCGAGCAAGCGGGTAAGTTAATAACAGGAGCGGAAAAGTCCTCCACCCCTAAGACAGTATCTGTATCAGCGCAGGCAAAAGCCGCGTCTGTACTAATAAAACAATTTGACTTTCAGGCGTTCAGTGACCAATTACAAGCTCGTAATTTCATAACGAACAAACTTATAACATTAGCAGACAGCGGCGACCCAAAAATTGAGCTCAAGGCGCTCGAGCTGCTTGGAAAACATTCAGATATTGGCCTCTTTACTGAGCGCAGCGAGATAACAATCCACCACACCACGTCTAGTTCGCTAGAAAACAGCATCAAGGAGCGCATAAAACGCCTGATGAACGCGGATGTTACAGATATCAAGCCAAATTTGGTCGATGAGCTGGACGAACTGGACGAATATGTACAGAAAACGCCAGAAAATGAACATGTGGACGACGACGTGTCTACAAAAGAGCAAGAATGAGCACAAATATCTCGCTCAAAGACGTTGAAGCCCTAATAAATAGCGGCAAACTGTCCGATACAGACCTGCGGGTGCTCGAAGCGCAGCTTACAAAGCTCGAAAAGCTCAAAGATAGGGAACTTTCGCAGCAAAGATTCATTAAATTTGTGGAAAAAGTGTGGCCTACCTTCATCTCAGGCGCACACCACAAGCGTATGGCTGAAGCTTTTGAGAGGGTAGCAAGTGGAAAATGTAAGCGCCTTATTATCAACATGCCCCCTCGTCACACTAAGTCTGAGTTCGCTTCATATCTACTTCCAGCGTGGTTTCTGGGAAAGTTTCCGCACAAAAAGGTTATTCAAGCATCACATACTGCTGAGCTTGCGGTAGGTTTCGGTCGTAAAGTCCGTAACTTGGTGGACTCTGATATTTATAACAATATCTTTCCCGACTTGCACCTGCAGGTGGACTCGAAAGCGGCTGGCCGGTGGAACACATCCAAAGGCGGTGACTATTTTGCGATCGGTGTGGGCGGTGCGGTTACAGGTAAGGGTGCTGACGTACTAATAATAGACGACCCGCATTCAGAACAAGAAGCTGCTATGGCAGCGAGCAACCCAGATGTTTACGACAAGGTGTACGAGTGGTATACGTCCGGTCCGCGTCAGCGTCTCCAGCCGGGGGGAGCTATTGTTATAGTTATGACGCGCTGGTCGCAGAGGGATTTGACCGGTCAGGTGCTGAAAGCATCCGCTGCACGTAACGGAGAAGAGTGGGAAGTCATCGAGTTTCCTGCCATCTTGCCTTCGGGTAATCCCCTATGGCCTCAGTTTTGGTCACTAGAAGAATTGGCCGCGCTCAAGGAAGAACTGCCTAATAGTAAGTGGCAGGCGCAGTACCAGCAAAACCCTGTAGGTAATGAGAGTGCTATCGTTAAGCGAGACTGGTGGCAGATTTGGGACAAGCCGACGCCACCACCATGCGAGTTTATTTTGCAGACGTGGGATACGGCGTTTGAGAAAAACAATCGGGCTGACTATTCCGCTGGGACAACGTGGGGGATTTTTTACCTGCATGAAGACCACGGGATGCCAAACATTATCTTGTTAAACACATACCGCAAACGGGTTGAGTGGCCTGACTTGAAACGCGACGTGTTGGCAGAATACGAACAGTTCGAACCTGATGGCGTGTTGATTGAGAAGAAAGCTACCGGAGCGCCACTAATATATGAGCTCAGGTCTATGGGCATACCCGTGCAGGAGTTCACGCCGGGTAAAGGCCAAGACAAAATTGCCAGACTTAACGCAGTATCGGACATAATCGCGTCTGGAAAAGTGTGGGTGCCTGAGACGCGTTGGGCGGAAGAGTTAGTGGATGAGATCGCCGAGTTTCCCTCAGGCGCTCATGATGACTTGGTTGACGCGACTACATTAGCACTGATGAGGTTTAGACAGGGTGGGTTCTTACGCTTACCAAGCGATGAGCCTGAAGATATTAAGTGGTTCAAGGGATACCACCGTGACAAGTACTACACCGTTTAAGGATTGATATGGCAACAGGCATGATGGACAAAGGTTTGTATCAGGCTCCTATGGGTCTCTCTCAACTAGCAGAGCAGCCAGATTTGGAGATTGAGATTGAAGACCCAGAAGCTGTGGATATTCACGCAGGTGATATAGAAGTCCAGCTCAAGCCCGAGAAAGAAACGGCAGAGACGTTTGATGCCAACCTTGCCGAGTACATGGACGACGGAGAGTTGTCTGGCCTTGCGGAAGAGTTAGTTGCTGACTTCGATAAAGATTCGATGGACCGCAAAGATTGGATCAAGACATATGTTGATGGCCTGAAGTTGCTGGGTTTGAACTACGAAGAAAGAACTGAACCTTGGCAGGGTGCGTGCGGTGTGTTCCACCCAATGCTCACAGAGTCTGTTGTGCGTTTCCAGTCAGAAGCCATGATGGAGACGTTCCCAGCGATGGGTCCAGTTAAGACGCAGATCGTTGGTGCGATTGATTTACTTCGTGAAGAAGCTGCCGCGCGCGTACGCGAGGACATGAACTATCAGCTCACAGATGTGATGACTGAGTACAGACCTGAGCATGAAAAGCTCTTGTGGTCGTTACCACTTGCAGGCTCTGCGTTCAAAAAGGTCTACTACGATCCAAGCAAGGGTCGTCAAGTAGCGGTGTTCATTCCAGCGGAAGACATTGTTGTGCCATATGGCGCGTCAAGTATTGAGGATGCCGACCGCGTTACGCACGTCATGCGTAAGACTGAGAATGAAGTTGTCAAGCTACAAGAAGCAGGCTTCTACTGTGATGTAGATTTAGGTGAGCCCGGCTATGAGCTAGATGATGTTGAGAAGCAAAAAGCTGAAGAGACAGGTATGTCTGCCACTCAGGATGACCGCTATCGTATCCTCGAGATGCACGTCAACTTGGACTTGAAAGGGTTTGAGCACAAAGATAAAAAAGGTCGTGAGACAGGTATCGCCCTGCCGTATGTTGTTACAGTAGAGAAAACTTCCCGCACTGTTCTTGCCATTAGGAGAAATTGGTATGAAGACGACATCCTCCACACCAAGCGACAACACTTTGTCCACTACCAATACATCCCCGGATTTGGCTTCTACGGATACGGCCTCATCCACCTCATCGGAGGATATGCTAAATCAGCAACGATGCTCATCCGCCAACTTGTTGACGCGGGCACTCTATCAAATCTCCCCGGAGGACTTAAATCAAGAGGACTTCGGATTAAAGGTGATGACACGCCGATTCAGCCCGGGGAATTCAGGGACGTAGATGTCCCTTCCGGAAGTATCCGTGACAACATCTTACCGCTTCCATACAAGGAGCCAAGCCAAGTATTGATGAGCTTGTTTCAGCAAATCGTGCAAGAAGGCCGCGCCTTTGCATCGAGTGGGGACATGAACGTCAGCGACATGAGCGCAAACGCTCCAGTGGGTACGACACTAGCCCTACTAGAGCGCACACTAAAAGTGATGACAGCAGTGCAGGCTCGCTTGCACTATGCGATGAAACAAGAGTTCAAACTACTCAAAATAATCATCGCAGACTACACACCAGAAGAGTACGACTATGAGCCAGAAGACGCAGGTCGCAAGGCTAAGAAGTCTGACTACGACTCAACAGATGTGATTCCTGTTAGCGATCCAAACGCCGCAACAATGGCGCAAAAGATTGTGCAGTATCAAGCGGTTCTCCAGCTTGCTCAGTCAGCCCCACAGTTGTACAACTTGCCACTCTTGCATCGCCAGATGATTGAGGTGTTGGGTATCAAGAATGCCAACAAACTTGTGCCTGTTGAAGACGACCAAGTGCCGACAGACCCAGTGCAGGAGAATCAGAACTTGTTGACTGGCAAACCTGTCAAAGCGTTTATTGAGCAGAACCACGAGGCGCATATCCAAGTGCACATGGCTGCTATACAGAATCCGAAAATTCAACAGTTAATGGCGATGAACCCACAAGCCCAAGCTATCCAAGCAGCGGCTATGGCGCACATTAACGAGCACATTGCGTTTGAGTATCGCAAGCAGGTTGAGATGGCGATTGGTCATCCGCTTCCCGGCGAAGAGCAAAACAAACACATGCCTCCAGAGATGGCAGATCAAATTGCTATGGCTACAGCCCAAGCATCACAGCAGTTACTGCAACGCGACAAACAACAAGCCGCACAGCAGCAAGCGCAACAACAGATGCAAGACCCTGTGGTTCAAATGCAGATGCAAGAGTTGCAGCTCAAGCAGCAAGACCTCCAGCTCAAGGCACAGAAGCAAGCCGCAGATGCCGCAGCAAAAGCCGACCAGATCCGTATCGAAGAAGAGCGAATCAAAACGCAGATGCAGATTGCAGCTATGCAGGTTGGCGCACAGTCCGCTGCTAAGCGCGACCAGTTGGAGAAGCAACAGCAGGCCGAAGGTATGCGTATGGCTGTGCAGTTGCACCAAAAACAACAACCCCCTAAGAAGGAGAAAAAATGATCTACGTTGAAAAAGACCAACCACACTATCTCGTATGGCCTGTGCTTGCATTTGGATTCGAAGATGGATTTTGGATTGGGATTGGTTGGCTCAATAAAGAAATTGGCTGGAAAAGCAAATGAGCACACAAGCGTTTCAGTATTTAGCCAAAGAAGTTGACAAGCTTCGAGGCGATCAAATTACCTTCCTCGCAGGAGGAGGTGCTAAAGACTTTGCCGAGTATCGGCATGTCTGCGGGGTCATCCGGGGTCTGACTCATGCAGAACAACTTGTCAAAGACCTCGTGCAAAAAATGGAGTATTCCGATGAGTGAGTTTGATGTTTCCGCTGTGGACTTGTCCGGCATTCTTAACAGGAGTGATGAGGACAAAGCGAAGCAGTTGCCCGATCCATCTACCTATTACTTACTGACTGTCGTTCCCGAAGCGATGGAAGAGTTTGCTGATAGTGAAGCTGGTATCGTCAAGTCCAGTCAATCTATGCACTATGAAGAAGTACTGACCCCAGTGCTATTTGTGGTGAAGATGGGACCTGATTGCTATAAAGACGCTACCCGTTTTCCAAACGGACCTAGCTGCCAAGTTGGTGACTTTGTCATCGTTCGCCCCAATTCAGGCACCCGCTTGAAGATTCACGGTCGTGAGTTCCGCATCATTGCGGATACCTCAGTCGAGGCCGTTGTGCAAGACCCGCGCGGTATTACCCGTGCTGCCTAAGGAGTAACAAATGGCATTACCTAACTTTGAGTTACCCGATCCTGATAAGGACGATATTGCTGCTGAAGACGACAAGTTTGAAGTAGAAATTGAAGACGATACCCCCAAGGAAGATAGACGTCGCCGTCCAGACCCCGAAGGCCCACCTGAAGACCCAACCGAAGACGAGTTAGCTTCGTACGACGAGAAGGTACAGGCGCGTATCAAGAAGTTCACCCGTGGTTATCACGATGAACGCCGAGCAAAAGAAGAAGCCCAACGCGAACGCGAAGCGGCAGAAGCCTTTGCTAAACAAGTGTTTGAAGAAAACAAACGTCTTCAACAGCAGCTATCTACTGGTAGTAAAGCATTCATTGAACAGTCTCAAACTTCTGCGGACTTGGAATTGGCAACTGCCAAGAAGAAGTACAAGGAAGCCTACGAGAACGGTGACGTGGACGCTATTGCCGATGCCCAAGCAGAAATTGCTAGGGCTACTTTGAAATTGGATAAAGCCCAAGGGTTGCGTCCAATAGAAGTAGAGGAAAAGGAGTACACTCCAGCAAAATCAGAAGCACCTCAGATTAACCCCCGCACTCAAAAGTGGATAAATTCCAACAATGATTGGTGGGGAGTTGATGATGAGATGACTATGGCTGCAATGGGTATTGACAGGAAGTTACAAAAGTTGTATGGTCCTGACTATGTAGGTACTGAAAAGTACTTCGAAACCATTGATAAAACAATGCGCAAAAGATTTCCTGAGCATTTTGAAGATGTTCAGAGCGATGAGGATGACACGCCGCCTCCAAAGAAAAGAGTGTCAGAACCGGTTGATGAGGATGATGAACCCCCACGCCGTGCACAAAAAATCACTACGGTTGTAGGCTCTGCCTCACGTAGTACTCCGCCTAACCGCATAAAGCTAAAGGCATCCGAAGCCGCCATCGCGCGTCGTCTTGGGGTGCCGATTGAAGAATATGCGAAACAGGTTGCACAACTTAAAAGAGGATAAAAATGGAACAGGCAAAAGCTGAAAAAGCACAAAATCGTTTAGCCCGCGAGTTAGACCCCGTAGTAACGCGTGCAGCAATGCAGCGTCCTACATCATGGCAAGCTCCCGAAGCTCTACCTTCACCTTTTCCACGCGAAGGAATTACACACCGCTGGGTACGAGTCAGTATGCTAGGTGTGCCTGATGTGCAAAATATCTCTGGCAAGTTGAGAGAAGGATATGAACCCGTGAAAGCGGAAGACTATCCTGAAATGATGATGCACGCTTCTACTGAAGGTCGCTTTAAAGGCAACATTGAAGTAGGAGGTTTAGTTCTCTGTAGCATTCCTTCGGAATTCTTGAAGCAACGCGAAGCACACTTCTCGAAGCTTAACAAGCAGACGATGGAATCTGTAGATAACAATTTCATGAAAGATAGCGACCCACGGATGTCGAAGTTCTCTGAAAAATCGACAAAAGTGACGTTCGGTTCTGGTACTTAACTTTTTCAAGGAGTCTTAAATGGCTTACCCAACGGTTTCGGCCCCCTACGGTCTAAAACCGATCAATCTGATCGGAGGTCAGGTATTCGCGGGTTCTACTCGTGAAGTACCTATTCAGTACGGTGAAGCTACGAGCATTTACTATGGCGATTTCGTCAAAGTGGCTCAAGGTTTTGCTCAGCGTCTCGCAGTTTCTACTGGTGGTGGCGCCTCTGGAATGGTCGGAGTTTTCTTAGGATGCTCTTACACCAATCCATTGACAAAACAAAAGACATTTGCACAATACTGGCCCGGCGGTACGCTGTCTGGCGACGCAGTGGCTATTGTTTGTGATGATCCTGATACTGTGTTCAAAGCAGTTGTTTGCTCATCTGGTACAACCGTCGCATCTGGCAGCTATGCTATGGTGGGTCAGAACTACCAAATGATTAACACTGTTGGTAGCGCTTCAACAGGTAACTCGTCAAATGCTTTGTTGTACTCTGCAACTTTGACTACTAGCACCTTCCCAATGCGTGTCGTTGGCGTTGTGCCTGATACAGCTTCTGCTGTGTCTGCAACAGGTAGCTCTAGCAGCACTACTATTACCTTGACTGGCTCTGGCTTGCCTAGCGCTATCGTTGCAGGTACTGACGTGTCTTATGTAGCTTCTAACGGTCAAATCGTTCGCACTGGTTCTTTTGTAACAACCGCAGCTTCTGCTGGTTCTACAAGCGTAACCATCAACGTGGCAACCACTTCGTTGGGATTATCGGCAACGACCATCCCGTCCGGTTCAACCATTGTGTTTACTCAAATCCCAGAGATGCTCGTTAAGATCAACTTTGGTATCCATGAGTACTACACAGCTACTGCCGTTTAAGGAGTAATTTAACATGGCTATTTCACGCGCACAACTACTTAAAGAACTCCTTCCCGGCTTGAACGCATTGTTCGGTCTCGAGTACGCTCGCTACGGCGAAGAGCACAAAGAGATCTACGAAACAGAGACTTCTGAGCGTTCTTTCGAAGAGGAAACCAAGCTGTCTGGCTTCTCTGCTGCTCCTGTCAAGGCTGAAGGTTCTGCCATCGCCTATGACAATGCACAAGAGGCATGGACTACTCGCTATAACCACGAAACCATTGCCTTGGGCTTTGCGATCACTGAAGAAGCTATCGAAGATAACCTCTACGATTCTTTGTCAGCTCGCTACACCAAAGGTTTGGCTCGCGCTATGGCTTACACCAAGCAAATCAAAGCTGCTGCAGTTTTGAACAATGGCTTCTCTGCTCAGGTTACTGGCGGTGACGGCGTACCTTTGTTCTCCTCTGCACATCCTTTGGTTAACGGCGGTACCAACGCTAACACTCCTACTACTCAAGCAGACCTTAACGAGACTTCTTTGGAAGCCGCTGTTATCGGTATCGCCGCTTGGACAGACGAGCGTGGCCTCTTGATCGCTGCTAAGCCTAAGAAGCTCATCATCCCACCAGCATTGCAATTCGTTGCTACTCGTTTGTTGGAAACCAGCCTCCGCGTTGGAACTAACAACAACGACATCAACGCATTGAAGAACAACGGTGCCATTCCAGAAGGTTACACAATTAACCACTATCTGACTGACAACAATGCTTGGTTCTTGACTACAGACGTGCCTAACGGTTTGAAGCACTTCGTTCGTACACCGCTGCAAAACAGCATGGACGGCGACTTCGATACTGGTAACGTCCGTTACAAGGCTCGTGAGCGTTATAGCTTCGGCTGGTCTGATCCTTTGGGCGTTTACGGCTCATCTGGTTCATTCTAAGAAAAAGGGGGTCACAAGCCCCCTTTTTTGTTGACACCATAGAAATATGGTGTATATTCCAAACATCTGGGTGATCCGTCTTACCCCCACTGCCCCAGCAGACGATGCAACGACCGGTAAGACACTTTTGCATAAGGATTTTTAATCATGGCACGTTCCACATTCGATGGCCCAGTTCTACAGGGCAACAACAAATTCGGTCCATTACGCAACGTAGGTTATACCGACCTCGTTCAGTATTGCGACTTAGACTTTACTAACACAACTAATGGAACATACCCCTATGGTGGTGGTTCTGGTCAGTTCGTAAACAGCAATAACCTTCCTAACCAGAATGCGACTGTTTATCAGCCTTCTGCCACGGTGTACCCACCTGTAGCACAAACAATCCCCGCAGATACAGCAACCAACGTCTATCGTGGCTGCGTTATGTATTTGCCTTATGGTAGTAACTTAGACGACGTCTTTGTTGACGTTGGTATTGTCCCCGCTGTTTCTGGTGGTTCTGCTGCTATCAGTTCTACCACTGTGTACATCTCTAACAACTACACAGCCGCTGGCGGTACTGCACGCTACTACAAGACTGGTGCAATCAGTTCTGTTGGTCGTCAAGCGTTGTCTACCTTCACTTACCAGCAACTCTACAACCACGGTCAAACCAGTGGTGACATCACCAACCCACCTTCTGCTAACGGCGGTGGTCAAAACACTGACCCATACGGTTCTTTGCTCTCACAAGTTGTGTTTACTGTAGCGATTGTTGGTACTAACTTGGATACACGTACTGCTACTGCAACCATTGCAGGTGCGGCAATCTCCGACACAGCTGGTACTTTCACTTGTACATCTAACGCTTTCTTGGCTGTTGGTCAAACAGTGACAATTTCTGGCACATTGGGCGGCACAGGCTCAATTAGCGGTTACTCAAACCCAACTAGCTATTTGGTAGCAACTGCTACTGGTGGCGCTGGTACTATCACGGGCTTCTCCTTGGTTAACTTGGACGGTTCTGCAATTACCACCACTACTGGTACACCCACAGGCTTAACCTACACAATTAGTTCTGCCTTGTCTGGTCGTTTCTACATGACCGCACGCTACACACAGCTTGATGGAAACATTGGTTCACAGACTGTGTACCCATACGGTAACTTCGACTAATTAAGCAACAGGGGCTTCGGCCCCTTTCTTTAAACTTAAGGAGTTATCATGTCTGGTGGATGGACCGTAGTTGACGCGAACACAAACAAATCGCAACCTATCACTGGTAAAAGTGACTCAGGCGCTGTATCGCCTTATGTAACCCCTGCTCCCGGTGCCCAAGACCCCGTAGGCAAAATGCGGGTGTCACAACCGCAAGCGTTGATTGATACCGACTTTGAGTATGGTCAGCAGCCTACAAAGTGGGAATCTATTGCCCTGCAAAACAATAGACCAAGTTGTTATTACATTCCTCAGCTGCCTGTTGCTGTTTCAGCAATTACTGGAACTTCGACAGCCGACCAAATTACGATCACGTTTACTGGCACTATTGCTAATAACACACCGATCTACATTCAGAACTCTACAAACTCCACCATCAATGGCTGGGGTTATGTCGTTACAGGCGGAACAAACACCACAATCACCGTGTTGTTAGCTCCCGGCTCTTCAACTACTACCAACGCTGCCGCGTACTACAACGCCGCTTTGACTTATGTCTACACAGGGTATTTTTACTCTGGCGCAGGTATTCAAGTAGCGTCTGGCACTACAGCAGTTGTAGTGACTAGTTCAACCGTTATTACTGTAACCACAGTAAACCCACACGGACTGAGCAAAGGTAGCTTCGCCTACATCGTAGGAACTACTGGCGGTACAAACGTCAACGGTGCTTACATTGTTGCAACAGTGCCGACTGCAAATACATTCACTGTAACTGCGGCGGCGGCTTCTGGAACTGTGACTACTGCGGCTGGACAGACAAACATTTTTGCCCGCCCAGCGGGTTATGTTGAATCTCGCGCTTTTGATGGCGGCGTAGCGTTTTCTGCTACTTCTGGCGTGCCAAACAGCCAGTTGATTCGTCAGACTCGCCGTTATTTCCGTTACCAGTCTGGTAAAGGCATTCAGTTCTCAACAGGTACTTCAGTTTGCCCACCACTGTTTGTTACTAGCATTACTGCATCAAGCACAACTGCTACCGTAACTACACGCTTCAACCACAACTTGGCTGTTGGCTGTACTGTGATTGTTGCTGGTTGTGACCAAGGTCAATACAACGGTACATTTACTGTTGCTACTGTCCCAACACCAAGCACCTTCACGTACACAATGACGTCAGGTGCGCCATCAATTACCACTGCTACTGGTTTGCTCATCAAGGTAAGCCCAATCAACTGGTACGGCTCTAGCAACCGCGTTGGTTTCTTTGACCAGCAAAACGGTATTTTCTTTGAGTACGACGGGCAGACTCTCTATGCTGTTTGGCGCAATAGTATTAACCAGATCAGTGGTACGGTGTCAGTGACTTCTGGGTCTTCTGTTGTTACAGGCACAGGAACTCAGTTTAGTACTCAGTTGCAGCCCGGTAGCTTTATTGTTCTTCGTGGTCAAACATACCGCGTAAACAACATTGCCAGCGACACATCTTTGTATTTAACTTCTGAGTATCGTGGCGCAACGCTTGCTGGTGCTCTAGCTTCAAAGACTATTGATATTCGTGTCCCACGTTCACAGTGGCTTGATCCGTTAGACGGAACAGGTCCATCAGGCTACGTGCTTGACTTGACCAAGATGCAAATGTGGTACATCGACTATTCTTGGTATGGCGCTGGTTTCATGCGTTGGGGCCTGCGTACTGCAAAAGGGCAGATCACTTATGTGTATCAACAGACTAACAATAACCAGCGGTATGAAGCCTACATGCGCTCTGGCAACATGTCAGCGCACTATGAGTCAAATGGTGTCACTCCAGTTTCTTTCCTGACTGCTACATTGGCTTCTGGTACGACTACTGGTGGAACAATTAGCGTGGCGGATACTTCTGGATTTGCCCCTACTGGAACAGTAAAGATTCAAGACTCTGGTCAAACCGGCAATATTGAGTACATCACTTACTCTGCTAAGACTGCAAACACGTTGACTATTACGGCGCGTGCACAGTCTGGTGGTGCGGGCACTGCTCAGACATTTACCTACTCTGCTACAGCGCCAATCAGCGTTGAATACGCTGCTCCTGACACTGCTGCGTCCCTATCACACTGGGGTTCATCAGTCATTATGGACGGACGTTTCGATGACGATAAGTCATTGATCTTTAACTACGGTACAAGCAAATTAACAACCACAACATCTACTACTGCACTGACTCCAGTATTGGCTATTCGTGTTGCACCAGCAGTTGATAACGGTACAGTTGATTTGTTAGGTAAAAAAGAAATTATCAACCGTATGCAATTGCAACTCGTCGAGTTGGGTGTTTACGCATCTGGCCCGTTGTTGGTTAACTTGGTGTTGAACGGTGTTACCACAGGTACTTTCAGCGGTACTTTTACATCTCCTGTTACTACGGCAACTGGAGCGTTTACATCTTCACTGTCTCAAGTTGCAGCAAACACTACAAACAGCGTAACCGTAATTGGCGGCGAGTCTGTGGCGGCTGCGTTTACCAACACAAACGGTCAAACCACTTTGGACTTGTCTCAAGTGCGTGACTTGGGTAATTCAATCTTGGGTGGCGGTACAACAAATACCATTCCAGCATCACAAGCAGGTTTCTATCCAGATGGCCCAGACATCTTGTATGTTTGTGTAACTCCTTTGACGGCGACTGCAACCGACGTTTACGCTCGTTTATCTTGGAAAGAAGCTCAGGCTTAAGGAGCTATGTATGGCAACACCGGCATGGCAACGCAAGGAAGGCAAGAACCCCAACGGCGGCTTGAACGCCAAGGGGCGAGCCTCTGCGAAGAGAGAAGGGCACAACTTGAAACCACCTCAACCCGAGGGCGGCTCAAGGCGCGACTCTTTCTGCGCAAGAATGAGTGGGATGAAAAAGAAGTTAACATCCTCAAAAACAGCGAACGACCCGAACTCTAGGATTAACAAAAGTCTTAGAGCGTGGAACTGCGCTGATGGTGGATATATTAAAGCCGCAGACGGTGTAGCCCAAAAGGGCAAAACCAAAGGAAGGATGTGCTGATATGGCAACGTCAAAGATTAAAGGCCTAGACGAGCAACTGCTAGAAGGTGGTGGCGGTGGCGGCGGTATGGGTCGCGGTTCAAGTGTTAGCGGCACTAAGTGGAGCGGTATGCCTTCGTTTAAAGGTAACTCCAGCACTCTTGGCGACATCAAAAAAATCTTGTCTGAATCAGAGCATCTAAAAGGTGGCGCTAGAAAAGCGGTTGAAGAAGCTAGAGGTAGAGCAGCTAAAAGAACCGCTGTCAGAGTTGCTGGTGCAGACGCTGCCTATGAAGGCGCAAAAGCTATGGTGGGTGATAATGCATCCGCAAAAGATACCGATAAAAAGTCTGAGCCCATTGAAGCTCGTTTCAGAGAAGTGAAAGAAGAAAGCCCAGAAGCGGGCGAAATGTCAACGCACTATAAGTCTGGTGGTAAAACATCCGCTTCACGTCGTGCAGACGGTATTGCTATGCGTGGTAAGACACGTGGGAAAGTGTGCTGATATGGCTGAAATCGAACTAACTGAACGCGAAAGACTGATTGCCAAGGAAGCTGCAAAGCTTGCCCTTGAAGAGCTGTCGTCCGAGTTCTATAAAAAAGTTGGTAAGACCGTGGTCGAGAAAGTGCTGATTTGGATTGGCCTTTTAGCTGCGGGTTATCTCGCTGGTAAAGGTTTACCTATCAAGGTCTAATATGCCAAGCACAAGCAAGAAACAACACAATTTTATGGAAGCGGTGGCTAACAATCCATCGTTTGCCAAGAAAGCTGGTGTCCCTCAGTCTGTTGGTAAAGAATTTGCCACGGCTGATAAAGGCATCAGTTTTAAAGGTGGGCCGCGTATGCGTCCTGATTTGCAGAAGGTAAACAAGCCCGAAACTCTTCAGGGCAAGACCGAACTTTTTAAAGAAGGAGGCCGTATGGCTACTAAGATGAATCCCGGATTTATGGCAATGATGGCTAAGAAAAAAGCCGGAGCAAAAAAGATGGCTACAGGCGGTTCAGTTGATACCGGTATGAGCACATCAATGGGCAAAGTTCGTCACGCTGCTCCTAGCAAAGATGGCGTTGCTTCTAAAGGCAAAACCAAAGGTACACAAATCGTCATGGCCGGTAACAAAGGCCTCAAAAAAGGCGGCATGGCTAAGGCCAAGAAGTAATCATGGCTGATATTAAATACCCAGATTCAACTCCAGTGGATGAGCCTGTTCGTACAGGCACTAAGACCCAAGAACCCGGTAGCGGTATCAGGGTTGACGGTAAGCCTTTACCCGCTCCAAAAACGGTTAAAAAAGCTGCTGGTGGTTCCGCTTCTAGTCGCGCCGACGGTATTGCTACCAAGGGTAAAACCCGTGGCACTATCATCATGTGCGGCGGAGGTATGTACAAGTGATGGCGAGTCGCGGTATGGGCGCTATCAGCCCATCCAAAATGCCCAAGGGAAAAAGAAAAGCCCGAAGGGATGACACCGACTTCACTCAGTACGCTGAAGGTGGGCATGTAAATGCCGCTGGTAATTACACAAAACCAAGTCTTCGTAAGAGGATTGTGGCGCAGGTAAAGGCCGCAGCGACTCAAGGCACAGGTGCAGGCCAGTGGTCAGCGCGTAAGGCACAATTAGTCGCTAAGAAGTACAAGGCAGCAGGTGGGGGCTACAAAGATTGAAAGCGCCACAGCAGTCATTGAAAAACTGGGGTGACCAAAAATGGAGAACCAAAAGTGGAAAACCGTCTAGTAAAACAGGTGAGCGATACCTTCCAGAAGCTGCGATCAAAAGTCTTAGCCCTGCTGAGTATGCTGCAACAACGCGTGCGAAGCGCGCTGGCAAAAAAGCCGGAAAGCAATTCGTAGCACAACCCAAGGGCATAGCCCAAAAAACAGCGAGGTTTAGATAATGGCTGAAAAATGGATTCAAAACGCAATCAAGAAACCCGGCGCTCTGCGCTCACAGCTTGGTGTGAAAAAAGGGAAAGCGATTCCCGCCGCGAAATTGGCAAAAGCAGCCAAAGCCCCCGGCAAGATGGGTCAACGAGCTCGTCTAGCCGAGACTCTCAAAGGTTTAAAAAAGTAAAGGAAAATCATGTCAGCACTTAACGTAACCCAAGCCGAAGCCGATTTGCTATTGGCAAGTTTGAACATGTATGCAACTGTGCATGTGAACGCATCTGGCGTAATGCCAGCCGATGTAGAGGCTCTGCTTGCTAAGTTGGCACCTACCCCAGCCCCTGTGGTTGAAGAAGTTGTAGCTGAAACTCCCCCTGATGTAGTTGAACCAACTCCTGAGGAAGTCGAAGCTCATTTCGCTGCAGAAGAAGTTGTTGAAGAAACCTCAACCCGTAAGAAGAAAGCCAAATAATGGCAAACACATCCGGCGCAGTATCGTTTAACCTCGACCTCTCTGAGTTGGTCGAGGAGGCGTTTGAACGCGCCGGTAGTGAACTTCGCACTGGCTACGACCTGCGCACAGCTCGTCGTAGTCTTAACATCATGTTTGCTGATTGGGCAAACCGAGGCATCAATCTATGGACGATTGAGCCGGGAACTATTGATCTGGTGCAGGGGCAGAACACTTATGCTTTGCCGAACGACACTATTGACTTGCTTGAGCATGTCATACGCACGGGCGCAAACAACACTGCGACTCAGGCCGACTTGACCATTACGCGTATCAGTGTCTCTACCTACGCTACGATTCCTAACAAAATTCAACAAGCCAGACCTATTCAAGTCTGGATTCAGCGTTATAACGGGCAGACCAGCCCTATTGCTTCTACGCTAACCGCAACAATTACAAGTTCTTCTGCATCTATTTCGTTGAGCGATGTTACGGGTTTACCCGCATCTGGCTTCGTAAAGATTGGTTCAGAAGTGATTAACTACGGCTATATCACGCAGGACGACAACGCAGTTACAGGCACTTTGTACAACTGTTTCCGTGGACAACAAAATACAATAGCTGTGGCGCATACTTCTGGTGATACCGTGTACTGGCAACAAGTACCAGCCATAACTGTTTGGCCTACGCCTGATAGCGCGCAACAATACACATTTGCCTATTGGCGTCTACGCCGCACACAGGATGCTGGTGGCGGTGTGAACATCATGGACGTTCCATTTAGATTTATTCCTTGCATGGCAGCCGGTCTGTCGTACTACATCGCGGGCAAAATTCCGCAGGGCATGGAGCGAATTGGTTTATTGAAACAACAATACGACGAGGCTTGGGAACTGGCAGCGTACGAAGATCACGAAAAGGCGGCTTTGCGTTTGGTTCCTAGACAAACCTACATTGGGAGGTAGTCGTGGGTAATCGTTTTGCTTCTGGCAAATATGCGATTTCGGAGTGTGACCGCTGTGGTCAGCGGTTTAAGTTAAAGGTTCTTAAGCGAGAGATCATCAAGACTAAGAACTATGACTTGCTGGTGTGCCCTGAATGTTGGGACCCAGACCATCCGCAGTTGCAGTTGGGTATGTACCCAGTGGATGATCCGCAAGCATTGCGCAGTCCACGGCCAGATAGAAGCTATGTTCTTTCTGGAACAAGCGGAGTGCAGACAAATCCTAATGGCGGCACAGGGCCGACTGGGGTTGGAACGAATGAAGGTGGTAGCCGAATCTTTCAATGGGGTTGGAACCCTGTTGGCGGGGCGGCAGGTTTTGATGCAGCGTTGACGCCAAATAACTTGGCTTTAGTGGTGCAACTTGGTACAGTTACGATAGCAACAACGTAGGAGTTGAAAATGGCAAAAATGGAATCTAGCAAAGCTGACATGGCGCAAGACAAAGCCCTCATCAAAAAGGCTTTCAAGCAGCATGATAAGCAAGAACACAAGGGTGGCAAGGGCACTAAGCTCACACTCAAAAAGGGCGGCGTAACAACCGACATGATGAAAGCTATGGGTCGCAATATGGCTCGCGTCAAAAACCAAGGGAGCAAGTAATGGCTAAAAATAATTTGCCTGCGTCTAAGTACGCAAAGCCCCACACTATGTCTGGTGGTCAAGTTGAACTTGGCTACAAAGATGGTACTAACCCCGGCTTTGGTGACAACTTGAGCAAAGGCAACGATGTTGATATGACCATTGGGTACATCAGCAAATCTGCTGGTAACGAACCCATCAAGACCGACGGTATCAAAATGCGTGGTACCGGTTGCGCCACTAAAGGCACTATGTCTAGAGGACCGATGGCGTGAACTACAGCGAGTTGATAACAGCGATTCAGACGTATACCGAGAATACGTTTCCGTCTACCACTTTGGCGGACGGCACTACTGTGTCTTCAACGACCCAGTTGAATCGCTTTATCCAACAAGCTGAACAGCGTATTTACAACACGATTCAATTTCCTTCGTTACGTAAAAACGTGACTGGGGTTTTAGCGTATAACAACAAATACCTAAACTGCCCTGCAGATTTCTTAGCTACGTATTCACTCGCCTACGTTGGCACCGATGGTTCATATACCTACTTGCTAAACAAAGACGTTAACTTCATGCGTGAAGCGTATCCAAACCCAACGGATTTGGGCGCACCAAAATATTACGCATTGTTTGGCCCCCAATCAAGCAACGCCGCAGAGTTAACATTTATTCTTGGTCCAACTCCCGATGCGTCCTATAACGTAGAGTTGCACTATTACTACTACCCAGAGTCAATCACTACAGCTACAACAACATGGCTGGGCGATAACTTTGATACTGTCCTTTTGTATGGCTCACTGGTTGAAGCCTATACATACATGAAGGGCGAACAAGACATCATTACTCTGTACGATACAAAGTACAAAGAAGCATTAGCCTTGGCTAAACGCCTTGGAGATGGTCTGGAGCGTCAGGATGCGTATCGTTCTGGTCAATATAGACAGGCGGTGACCTGATGGCTTTTACAGGCAACTACGCATGTAATGTGTTTAAAACGGGCTTGATGAATGGCACGTTTAACTTTACGTCTGGCACATTCAAGATCGCGCTCTACACAAACTCAGCAACCCTAGATGCAACCACAACGGCTTACACCGCTACAGGAGAAGCGTCTGGAGGAAACTATGCTGCTGGTGGACAAACTTTGACAATCACGCAAGTGCCGACTGTGGGGGCAACTGGAACTACAGCCTACATTTCGTTTAACAATGTGGCATGGACTGGTGCGATAACTGCACGGGGTGCATTGATTTATCAAAGCGGCGGTGGCAACCCAGCAGTTTGCGTGCTTGATTTTGGAAATGACAAGTCAAGTACTAGCACGTTCACCGTACAATTCCCAGCAATTACAAACTCTTCAGCAATCATAAGGATAGCGTAATGGCACTTATTAACACAATTCACGGCGAAATGGATGACTCTCTTCTGGAAAAGAAGGAAGGTTCACTCGACAACGAAAACGAAACTACCTCATGGGTAGAGTATTGGTTAAACGGTGAACTTGTTCATCGCTCAGTTCACATGGAACTTAAGCGTTCCGTAATCGGCACGCCAGTGGCGGCATCTTTGGCTTAAAGGAAATATCATGGCTAATACCCAAGCAATGTGCACATCGTTCAAGGTTGACTTGTTCAATGCTGTCCACGCGTTCAACGCAACCGGTATCCCTGCCCACACAGCAGGTACTGCGGACACATTTAAAGCAGCTTTGTATGTAACTACCGCGACTGTTGACTCGACTACCACTGCGTATTCTTCAACTAACGAAGTTACAGGTACTAACTACACTGCTGGTGGCGTTACTGTTACGTTTGGTACTGCTCCATCATCGAGCAGCACTACTGCATTCATCACACCATCTGCTTCAATCGTTTACACCAACGTGACCCTTTCTACAGCTTTTAACGCTGTATTGATCTATAACTCTACTCAGTCAAACAAGGCTGTTAGCGTTCACACGTTCGGTTCACAAACCATTACCGCAGGTACTTTTACCCTGACAATGCCTACTAACGACTCAACCAACGCGTTGCTTCGTTTGGCATAAAACTTAGCTACGGAGGTAGCTAATGTTCGGTCTTGTCCCGTTTAGCGGCGCCCCGTTTTCTGATACGGGGGCGTTAGTTGTTAGTGTTGGGCTAACAGGCAATGCCGCGACCGGGGCAGTTGGAAATGTGGTTATGGGGGACAGCAGTCAAACGCTGTCTGGGGTATCCGCAACGGGTTCAGTTGGGTCTGCAACTGCCTCTATAAATTTAGCTATAACAGGTAATACAGCCACAGGCGCAGTAGGGAATGTAACTAGCTCTCAAGCAATATCCGTCGCACTTACGGGAGTTTTTTCTACTGGAGCTGTAGGTTCTGTTATAGCGTCCCAAGGATTGACTGGAGTATCAGCCACAGGAGCGGTTGGTACGGTTACTAGTATTGCTAGTGTTAACGTCAATTTAACAGGCGTTAGCGCCACAGGTTCTGTTGGTACAGATACCCCCAACTCGACGGAAGCACTCACTGGAGTTTCTTCTACTGCTGGAATTGGTACAGTATCTCCAAGGAATTCCCCTGCCCTGACCGGTAATTTTGCTACAGGTTCTGCGGGTGTTCTAAAAACAGGCGTTACAGGTACTGGCGCGGTTGGTACAGTTTCAGCGGATCGTTTGATTACCTTATCTGGGGTCTATGCCACTGGATCAGTGGGCTCGGTGACAATTAAAAATAGCCCGGCTCTAATCAGTGTGTACGCCACGGGTTCTGTTGGAAGCGTTTACCCCGCGTATTGGAATCCAATACCGACCGTACAGACACCAAGCTGGGCTTCAATTTCTACCACACAAACACCCAACTGGACTACAATCCAGACGCCCTAAAGGAATAAATTATGGCACTTGTTTTAGCAGATCGCGTACAGGAAACGACCACTACAACTGGTACTGGCACAGTCACGCTTGCTGGCGCGGTATCTGGCTATCAATCTTTTGCTGCTATTGGCAACGCCAATACAACGTATTACACAATTGCTGACCAATCTGGCACTAACTGGGAAGTCGGTATCGGTACGTACACCTCATCTGGTACAACGCTTTCCAGAGATACGGTACTTTCTTCGTCCAATTCTGGTTCGCTGGTTAACTTTGGCGCAGGTACAAAGAACGTATTCTGTGACTATTCAGCCGTAACCGGGCTTTATATAACCCGCTCTGGTTCAACAATTAACCTGCAAGCCCAGCCTACAGACTCTACTGCTACGGGTGGTAATGCTAGGGGTGCTAATGCTGTTGATTGGCAGACTGCTAGGGGAAATGCAAACCAAGTTGCAAGTGGTGGTGGGGCTGTAATTGCTGGTGGCGTAAACAATAGAACTAATGGATTTTATTCTTCTGTAAGCGGTGGCAATGGATGTACTGTCTCTGGTGCTTACGCATCTATTGGTGGTGGCACACAAAACATAATAAATAATGATTTTTCTTTTATTGGTGCTGGTTATTTAAATACTGCGGCTGGTTTTTATAACTTAATTGGTGGTGGGTATGGAAATTCTGCAACTTCTGGTTCTGCGGTAACCACGCAATCAGGAACAATGAATGCTACTACCGCAGTAACTCTAAGCGGTTCTAATGCATCTATAAAAGTTGGGCAGTTAATTTCAGGTACTTCTATTTCTAGTGGTACTTATGTTGCCGCAATTTCTGGTACTTCCCTAACCCTATCCCAAAACGCTAGTGGTTCATCTACAAACACTCTATCTTTCTACACACCTCACGGAGTAGTAGTAGGAGGAGGAAACAACCAAGCCACGGGTTCTTATTCTTTTATCGGTGGTGGTGGAGATGCTGGTACTGCGGCTAACAGGAATGTGGCTAGTGGGGATTGGTCAACAGTAAGTGCTGGATATAAAAATCAAGCAACAGGCAATTACTCCACTATTGGCGGTGGAAATGCAAATACTGTTAGTAATACATATTCAACTATTGCTGGCGGTATTGGTAATCAAGCAAACGGAATTGCATCTACTGTTGTTGGTGGCACATATAACTATGCTAATGCTTCAATGTCTACTGTTTCTGGTAGATATGGAACAGACAGAAGTGTTGAAGGAAACGCAATATTTGCGGCTTGCTTCTCACCTTTGGGCGGTACTTTAGGATATTCTCAGGCTGGCTTACTTGTTCTTGCCAAACAAACAACAGACGCAACTGCTACTGTTTTAACAAGTAACTCATCTGCCGCAAGCGGTACAAACCAAGTAATCCTACCCAACAATTCTGCTTATTACATTAGGGGTTCTGTTATTGCTGGCGTGACGGGCGCGGGTAACACAAAGGCATGGACATTTGAATGTGCTATTAAACGCGGTTCTGGCGTAGGAACAACGGCTATTGTGGGAACTGCGGTAGTAAATACAATTGCACAGGACTCAGGCGCAAGCGCATGGACAATCGCACTATCTGCCGACACCACAAACGGCGGATTATCAGTGACAGTTACGGGGCAGGCTTCCACAACAATACGTTGGGTCTGCAGGGCAGAATCAACCGAAATGACTTATTAAGGAGTTAAAAATGGCTTTACAAATAACCGCAGTGAACCCAACCACAGGGCAAGCTACATCTACGGCATACGCCCGTATAACCAACTACTTTGGCACTAAAGACCAAATCCAAGTCCAAGTGGCTATCCACGCAAATTCAGATGCCCGTCACGGCAACATGCAAACCATCAAAGAGAATGCACACTACATCAGTGTAGAAGACCTCAAGGGCGACTTGATTCCTGCTATCTATGCGGTTTTGAAAACCTACACCGACTACGCTGGCGCAACGGACGTTTAAACATGACTATCCAGACCAACCACGCATCAGACACGTTTACCCCATCTGGCGGTACGTTGACCGTAAGTGGTGCCGCTTCTGCAACTTCTTTCTCAGCAAGTTCTGACGAAAGAACAAAAACAAACTGGCGTGACGTTAAACCCGACTTTGTTGAGCGTTTGGCGGAAGTTAAAAACGGTGTGTTTGATCGTATTGAAAATGGCAACACCGAGGTTGGTGTCTCAGCTCAGTCTTTACTTAATGCGTTGGAGCAAGCAGTTATTACTGGTGAAGACGGCAAACTTTCTGTAAACTATGGCGGCGCGGCTTTGGTGGCCTGTATCCAGTTGTCCAAACGGGTGTTGGAGTTGGAAGCCAAACTTGACCAACTTTCAAAAGGTAACACATGAGCAGTACCTATTCAACCAACCTAGCCTTAGAGCTTACTGGCACTGGCGAACAAGCCGGTAACTGGGGCGCGACCAACAACCTCAATATTGGCACGCTCCTTGAGCAAGCCATTTCCGGCTATGTAACCCAAGCGGTTTCTACTGGTACGGACACCACGCTGTTAATGTCCCAAGGGGCATCAGCTACAGCCCGTAACATGTTCATTGAGTTGACTGGTACAGGCGGAGCAAGCACTAACTTAATCGTGCCGTCCAATAAGAAACTGTACTTTATTTATAACAACACCTCGGCTGGGCAAGTCACAGTCAAAGTATCGGGACAGACTGGTATTTCTGTTGCTAACGGTACTAAAGTTGTTTTAGTCTCCAACGGCACGGATATTGTTAACGCAACTTCTTATGCTGTTGCTATTTCGGGCGCCCTTCCAGTAAGCGGTGGCGGTACAGGGGTTTCTACTCTTACAGGTCTGGCTTATGGCAACGGAACAAGCTCGTTTACTGCGGCTACCGCAGCACAAGTAGTAGCGGTAATTAACACCACGGCGGTTACAAACGCTACAAACGCAACAAACGCCACTAACATCACTAACTCAGGTGGGTGGAACGTAACTCCATCTGGTACAAAGTTGTACTTTAACTACAACGGAACTAATGTGGCATCATTAGATTCATCTGGTAACTTAATCATATCTGGCGCAGTCAGTGCCGGTGGCACACCTTAAAGGAGTAAAACATGACTATTTCAGTATCTGGTTCCGTCATAACTTTTTCTGACTCGACCACGCAATCTACAGCCGCATCTACGGGTGGTGTATCGTCTTTAAATGGGCAAACTGGTGCAATTACTAATACAAGTGTAGGTGCTATTGGAAGTTATGTAATAGGCGCATATCTTGGCGGTGGCGGAAGTTCTACAATTGGTGCTGGAACTACTGTAAGTGGATCAAGTCTTTATCAAGGTAGTGGAACTTATTATGGACCACTTGCAATCTCGAATGTAAATAGTAGCGCTAACAATGGTTTTAGTTTGGGTTTATCAGGTACATGGCGATCAATGAATCAAATGAAAAATAATCCAGCGTCTCCTAAAAATGGAGTTTATGGTTGTTATATCAATTTATGGGTCCGCATATCTTAAAAAGGAAAAATATGTTTACTATTGAATATGTAAAAAATCTTAAATGGTTTGATCCAGAGCATACTGTATTTGAGTGTGTTGTTAAATATGTGGAATTTGATGACGAACACCCATCTGGAATCCATGCAAATGACCCTTATGCTCATATTAACGAAATTTGGACTAAAGGTATTGCGGGCGAATATGGTCCTATTGCGGAGTATGTTAACCCATACCCAACGCCAATTCCTGTTGTTGATGTTTCACCAAACCCATAATATATGTCGCAACCAATTCCAAAAATTAGCCTTGTAGCAAATACATGGGTTAAACAAATGCACTTTGTCAAAGCTGGCGATGTCAATGAGGGGCATACCCATGTGTTTGACCACCAAACCCTGCTTGGTAAAGGTAAGGTAAAAGTTACGGTTAATGGTAAAGAAACCGAATTTACGGCTCCAACAATCATCTACATCCGCGCTGGTTTTGAACACAAACTAGAAGCACTTGAAGATGACACTGTTTGTTATTGCATTCATGCAATACGTGACGGGGAACGTATAGAAGACATTATTGATCCCGATGCAATACCCGAAGCTGGTATGGAATATCAATTTGTCAAAGAAGGTACAGATTCAATAAAACCAACTCCCAAAGAATATCTTGAGTGATGTTTGTAAAAGTACACAAAAACTTTCTTTCGGCGGAGGAGTGCGCTTTATTAAATAAAGTTGCGTTAGATAACGTCGACAGATGGTTTGACGATGGGTGGAGTACGGGCGGCGCAAGGATAAAATCTAGAATCACTACAAGAACCGTAATGAATGGGCAAAGTGGATTATTTCCACCCGAAGTTATTGAAATATCTAACCGTGTAAGAAAACAAGCTGGAGTAGATAAATACCCAATAATTGATGACCACGGCTCGGACGGGATTGTTGTTTCTATTATTTACAACGATGGCGATGTGTATGAACACAATGACCCAAGAAGCAAACTAGGACACTCTGCTTATCGTTGTAATATTCTGTCTCAAGTGCCAGAAAAAGGCGCTGAACTTTATGTGCATAGAAATAAAATAGATGTTGGAGCTGGAGACTTACATTGTTATTTTGCATCTGAATTGTTACATAAAGTAACCAAAGTTGAGGGCAACACACCAAGAATTTTGTGGATGTTTGGTGCGTATATACCAAAAGAAAATTGGGGGGACTATGGTCTATCCGGATTCAACACCTGAGTTTCGCGTCCTAATCAAAGCTGATGGTACGCAAGTATTTCAGTTGCGGTATATAAATTCAGTTGCGGGCTACACAGGTAAGTGGCAAGATGTGCCTGTTGTGAAAGAATAGGACTAACAACGTGTGGACCCCTTCACTCTCCTCATGGCAGCCCAAACTGCCGTTGGCTTTATCAAGCAGGGGTGCGCTCTCCTGCATGAAGGCCGCATGGAGCTTGAGGGGGCTAAGAAGACAGTCGATCAAGTCATTGGAGATGTCAAGGCAATCAAAGGCATTTTTGATTGGTTCATTGGTCTATTCGTTGGTAAATCAGCCAAAGCCGACAAGCCAGCCGATGCGCCCAAGCCTGTGGCGAAAGCGAAAGCCAAAGTCGCAGCCAAACAGCAGTCCTACGAAGAACTTGAACTCAAACTCATCAAAGACATTGGGGACAACATTGGTGTCCTCTTTGACACGCAACAACAGATCACAAACTACTACCTTGAACTAGAGGAGACATCAAAGACCAACTACGACCCAACCCAAAACACCAGCAAAAAGGCTATTGAGCGTGCGCTGATTGAGTTGCAGTTGGAGAAACTGTTGGAGCAGGTGCGGGAAGCTATGGTCTACGCACCGCCAGAGTTGAAGGATTTGTACTCACGCTTTTTGCGGATGTACAAGAAAATTGAGCAAGAGCAAGAGTGGGCAAGGTCAGAAACTATCCGCAAGGCTAGGCTGGCAAGGCAGCGGCGGGAGTTGGAAGAGGTTAGGTTTATTGAAATAACAAGTGGGGTGATTGCCGTGATGTTCATATCAATGTTTTTTGGGTGGCTAATGTGGCAACTGCGAAACTTGTCGGGTGGGTTTTAACTTCGGTTGCGTTATGTATTGTTGTAGGAGTTACATCAATGGCATACGTAGAAACCCTATATATGAAAGCGCAGCTCAAGCGAGAAATCAAAGAGCTGCGTAAGTTGAAACAGGAACTAAAGGAAAAGTAATGTTACCAATCGTCGCAGGAATCGTAGCAAACCTGATTGAAAACGGGATGCACAAGGTCGCCGACCAAGTCGTTGAGAAGGGCGTAGATGCCGTTCAAGACAAACTCGGTATGGAATTAAAACCCCAAGGCCAAGCCACTCCTGAGTACAACGCCAAACTCCAAGAAGAAGCCAATCGCCACTCTGAGTTCATGGCTGAACTGGATGAGAAGTCTACCCAGCGGGCTACAGACATGTATATGGCAGACCCCGGCACTCGTGCGTTTACCCAGCACTATGCTTGGTTTTTGACCATTGTTTCATTTCTTTATTTCTTCTTGGTGTCATTCATACCAATCGACAACCACAACCGCGACTTCATCAACATTATTCTTGGCTTTCTTATTGGTACTGCCGTCAATAGTTTGATCCGCTTCTTCTACGGTTCTAGCAATAAGAGCCAAGAGGCCGTTGACCAAAAGCAAAAGGAACAACAGCAATGACACCAACCATCCACTTACTAGAGGTGGCTGGCGTTAAAGACCCCGCCAAATGGATTGATGCGGTTACACAGACTTGTGCTGAGTTTGAGATAAACACGCCACAACGTGTTGCTGCTTTCTTAGCGCAAACCAGCCATGAGTCTGGTGGATACACCATGCTGTCAGAAAACCTCAACTACAGAGCAACAACTTTGGCAGGATGCTGGCCTCCCAGATTTGCAGTGCAGGAACCCGACCCTAATCGCCCCGGCAAAACACGCGCTAAAAAGGATGAGAAGGGTAAAAACATCCCCACGGCTGTAGCTAACGCCATAGCGGGTAAGCCTGAGTTGATCGCCAATTTGGTTTACTCGGCTCGTATGGGCAACGGCCCCGCCGAGTCTGGTGAGGGTTGGAAGTTTCGGGGTAGAGGTCTAAAACAATTAACTGGCAAGGATAACTATGCGAGATGCGGGCGTGATTTGGGTATTGATCTTGTGGGTAATCCTGATCTGTTGCTTGAACCTACTTACGCCGCAAGAAGTGCAGGATGGTTTTGGCGCTCGAATGCGCTTTCAACATACGCAGACAAAGGCGACCTAGAGGGGATGACTAAAAAGATCAACGGTGGTCTAATTGGGTATGCCGAGCGCAAGGCAAAATACGACAAAGTTCTTGCCGCCATGAACGCCTAATAGGATGCGAAATGCCATTACAGAAACTACAGTTCAGACCCGGAGTTAACCGCGAGGGCACTACCTTATCTAACGAAGGTGGTTGGTATGACTGCGACAAAGTTCGGTGGCGTTCTGGTTACCCTGAGAAAATTGGTGGATGGCAAGTTGACGGTGGAACTATTTACTCCACTGCGCCGACAAACACGTTTGCCTCTGGCGGTACTTCTACGTCTGCTACTGTACCGTCGGGTTCATATTGGGGCGTGGCTAAATCCATGTGGAATTGGATTAACTTAGCCGGATACAACCTGTTATCTGTTGCCACCAACTTAAAAGTCTATATCCAAAACTCGTTGGGGGGCGCTTACAACGACGTCACGCCTATACGAACAACCTCTACCACTTTAGGGACGTCGGTAACTTTTGCAGCTACAAACGGTTCTAAAACCATTACGGTTACTAACGCAAGTAATGGTGTGCAGGTAGGGGACTTTGTTATTTTTACAGGGGCTGTTTCTCTTGGCGGGAACATTACTGCTTCTGTGCTTAATCGTGAGTACCAAGTACAAACTGTCCCTAGCATTACTACGTACACCATAACTGCTTCTGTAGCGGCAAATGGCAGTGACTCTGGTAATGGTGGCGGCGCTACGGTAGCCTACTATCAAATTCCTACTGGCAACACAAACTTTACCTATGGCACTGGATATGGCGCTGGGGGGTATGGCGGTTCAACAGGTCCGTCTTACATAACAACATTGACTGCTGGCATTTCCGCTAGTTCTACATCCAACATAGCTGTAGCTTCTACTACTGGTTTTGCTGCAAGTGGCACAATTTGGATTGGCACCGAAGGTATTACATATACAAGCGTTACTGGCGGCGGTTCGCCATCTTTCAACGGTATTACCCGTGGCTATCAAAGCACTGCGGCTGCACACTCTAACGGCGACCAAGTGTCTCAATATCCATCAACTGCTACTGGCTACGGCTCTCCTGCTACTACAGGTGTGGGCATTCAGTTGCGTTTGTGGAGCCAGACTAACTATGGCGAAGACTTACTATTTAATGCACGCGGCGGTGCGATGTATTACTGGGCTAACAACTCAAGCGTAAACGTGTACGACCGAGCACAGGTTATTAAAGCAAGCACTTCTGTAACTACAAAATTAGGTAGCTTTACACCTGATTCAACCTGCCCGTCTGTTGCTAACTTTGTATTGGTATCCGATTCTTCGCGGTTTACTTTTGCATTTGGTTGTAATGACCCAACTGGTGTATACGCTACAACAGCGCAAGACCCGATGCAAATTCGTTGGTCTGACCAAAACACATTGGCTACATGGCAACCATCAATTACTAATCAGGCGGGTGGTATACGTCTAAGCCACGGCTCGTCTATCGTTACAGCTTTGCAAACACGTCAAGAGATTTTGGTACTGACCGACGCAGCTATTTATGCGCTTCAATACCTTGGCGCACCATATGTTTGGGGTAATCAACTACTCGCCGACAACATTTCTATTGTCAGTCCTAACGCTATGTCTGTGGTGAACAACGTCACCTACTGGATGGGCGCGGATAAGTTCTACATGTACTCTGGACGGGTTGAGACCCTACCCTGCGCTTTGCGTCAGTACATCTACGGCAACATTAACTTGACCGAAGCGTTTCAAATTCACTCTGGCACTAACGAGGGTTACAACGAGATTTGGTGGTTCTACCCATCTCAGACTGGTACTACTGCGGATGGCGGTAATAGCACTGGAACGGCGGCTAACCCAAACACCTTGATTGACCGCTACGTAATCTATAACCACCTTGAGCGTACTTGGTACTACGGTACGTTAAATGGTACGACTGTGCGCCCACGCACTGCTTGGTTGGATAGCCCATTACGCGCCGAACCTACTGTTGCTATTGGGTACAACTCAAATAACGCATACACAAACGGCTCAACTGTGTATCATGAAGTTGGTGTTGATAACGTCGAGACTGGCACTCCTGTTGCCATTAACTCTTATGTTCAATCGTCTGACTTTGATATTGGTGATGGTCATAACTTTGGTTTTGTATGGCGTCTCATACCAGACCTTACCTTTGACGGTTCTACCTCAGCAGCGCCTGCCGCTTACTTCACGGTTCGTCCTCGTCAAAACCCCGGCGCAAACTATGGGCAGTCAGACGACCCAGCGGTAACCAGCGCTCAGTCATATGCGTCAACAACCACGTACAACGTTCAGCAATTTACCCAACAGGTTTACGTGCGGATTCGTGGTCGTCAAATGGCATTTAAGATTTCTTCCACAGACCTCGGCACACAGTGGCAGTTAGGCGCTCCTCGTATTGACGTCAGACCGGATGGGCGTAGATGACAGTTTCTCAAATTACCACGCAACTGCGGCCTTCTCAACAGCCGCGTTTGCCTTCGGCGCCGGTCGAATACGACCGCATGTATTTAGATGTATTGAATGGCATCTTACGTCAGTACTTCAACCAAGTAGACAACCTAACTCAATCCCTGCTGACCAACACTGGCGGTAGGTTTTTGCGCACAGTTTGCGGGTCTTTTTACGATAACACAACGCAATCCACTACGGCTAATACGGCTACGGTTCTACTGCTTGGTGGTACGGACACTACGGGCACAAATGGTGTGTCTATTGTTTCTGGGTCAAAGATTACTGTTACTTACCCCGGTATATATAACTTGCAGTTCAGTATCCAAGCTCAGAATACAGACAACGCGCAGCATGACATTAGCATCTGGCTAAAGCAGGGCAATGATGGCGGTGCGGCTACGGATATTGTTGGCTCTACTGGTTATATATCTATTCCTGCCAGAAAGTCCGCTGGTGCTGGCAATGAAGGTCACGGCATCTACGGCTGGAACTACTTTATATCTATGGCGGCTAATGACTACATTCAGTTGTACTGGTCAACAGATAACGCTGCCGTAACTATTCAAAACTACGCCGCTGGTACTGGCCCAACCAGACCGGCTACATATTCGGTGGTACTCACAATGTCGTTTGTGTCTGCGCCCTTGACATGATAAACTCGATCAACCCCCCCATCTACGAGGCAAAAATGAGCCTACAACTTGCTGCCCAACATCTATCTAATCAAGGTCGCGGACCTGACGATACGCTCGTTCACATGTCCCGTGATGAGGTCAAAAGCCTCAACGATTTGGCTATGGCGCATGGAGGCCAACTAACAATCAACCCGCAGACAGGTCTACCCGAAGCAGGATTTCTTTCCGCCATCTTGCCGATGGTTGCAGGTGCTGCGTTAGGTCCAGCCGGGCTTGAGCTTTCTGCTATGCAGGCGGGACTTGCTGTTGGTGCTGGTAGTTATTTATTGAACCCTAAAGCGGGTTTAATGGGTGCATTATCTGCAGGTCTTGGCGGTTATGGTGGCGCTCAGTTAGGTGCTGGGTTGGAGAAGCTAGGTACTTCGGAAGCTGGACAAACTGTACAAAATACTGAAAAAGCTGCCGTTGACGAACAAATGAAACAGCTTGAGGCAAATCGCACTAAACTTATACAAGATAAACTTGCGGCTGGATATAACCCAGCTAGTTGGAATGTTGGTAATTTTGAAGAGTTTAATGCGGGGCAACAAGATTTCACTAAAAATCTTCCACAACCATATAGCGCCGCCGATACTGCGGCAAATCGCGCTGCTTTGCTAAATGAATACCAAACAACACGCGGATATGTAGCAGAGCCGGGTGGTGGGTATACAGCACTGGGTGCTCCAGAAGCAAAAATTCCTACTGGATTTGAGGCAATTAAGCAAGGTATTGGCTCTGTGATGGAAGATCCATCCAAGCTAAAACAAGTTGGTGGTGGAAGCTGGACTGGATTGGCTTCAACAGGTTTGGCGGCTTTAGCTCCTGCGGCTCCTTCGCTTGCAAAACCAGCGGGGTTAAATGTATCTACAACCCAACAGCAACAGCAAGTTGTGCCTCACTATAGGTTCGATCCCGGAATGGTTAGGCCGACTCCAGTGGCAGGTGCTACGGGTACAGAAAACACCTACTTTAACCCTAAATACACAGCGCTAACAGATGCCGAAGCTGCAAGTTTGTATCCGGGTTATCCCGCAGCACAGGCGGCAAATGGTGGGCTTATGGGTTATGCTGCTGGCGGTCCAGTAGAACAAATGTCTAATGCCGCTACAACGGGGCAAAACACCATGTACCCGATGTCCAACATGGTGACATCTGCATTTGCTACGCCTTACCAATCTCCAACATCTACTAATATGCTGTCAAGCATGGCACCATCTGGCGGCGGTACGGTAGACGCTATGTCTGGTGAACCCAACATGCAAGGCACTCGTTTGGCTACGGGAGGTATTGCTGATTTGTACAGTGGGGGGCCCGGTTCTACTACTTCAAATACTTCTGGAGGTCCTGCGGTAGGTACAGGGGGTTATAGTGGGTATGCTTCTCCTGTAGATGCAGCTACGGCACAGCAAAATACAGATAGCATGATGTCTTTGGCGATGCCTTTTGGTATTGCTATGGCTATAGCAGATGCAATTAACGGAGCGACCACCGCTCCTGTGTCGCAGGGTAGTGTTACAGGAACTTCTTTGGGCGCTATTGGTGCTCCATCTGGTCCTGCCGGTGAAAGTTCTAACGGTATGGGCAGTGATACTTCTGGTGAAAGCAGTTCTTCCGATGCTCGTGGCGGATATTTGTCTCGCGGTCGTTTTGACCAGCGCCCGCGCATGGCTACAGGAGGTATCTCAGATGCGGGATATAACTTGGGTGGTTATTCTGATGGCGGTCGCTTACTTCGCGGGCCGGGGGATGGCGTATCTGATTCGATTCCTGCAACCATAGGACACAAGCAACCTGCTCGTTTAGCCGACGGTGAATTTGTAGTTCCAGCCCGTATTGTTTCTGAGTTGGGCAACGGCTCAACTGAAGCTGGTGCACGTAAGCTCTATGCCATGATGGACAGAGTTCAAGCGGCACGTAAAAACACAGTGGGCAAGGGCAAGGTTGCTAAAAACAATCGCGCTGACAGATACTTGCCTGCATGACGACAACGTATCAATCTGAAGACCCCGCCGAGTTCATCGAGGCGTTGAGGGAAATCCTACCCGAGCACTACGACGAACTGTGCGTCACCAAGGACTTTCCCCTCCTGCCCGACTACGAAGCGTACGGTCGGCTTCATGTTGCCAAGATGTTGCGTTGTGTTACGGTTAGAGAGGATAATGCTCTTATTGGCTATGCGATATTTATCGTGCAGCCTCATTTGCATTACAAAACATGTACAACGGCTTTTGAGGATATTTACTTTCTCAAGAAGGAATACCGCAAGGGTCGTGTAGGAATCCGTCTTTTCCAGTTTGCCGAAGACGAGCTCAAAAAAGAAGGTGTGAATCGCATCATAATGCACACAAAGATTCACATGGACAATTCGCGTTTATTTGAATACCTTGGATACAAGATGACCGACAAGTTATTCACAAAAATTTTGGAGCAGTCATGAGTTATTCACGTCGCCAATTAGAAGCACTCGGAGAACCATTTGGTGATTCCGCAACTTATCGCAAAGCCGACGGCGGTTTAATCCTTGGGGGTGGCGGTTCTTCTGCACCTGCGGCACCTTCTAACACTACATCTGCTACTACGCAGACTCAAGACTTACCGGAGTGGGCAAAGCCGTATGCGCAAGACATACTGTCTAAAGGTAAAGCGCTAACTGATATTTCTCAAAACCCATATCAGCCTTACGGCGGTCAGCGTATTGCTGGGTTTACTCCATTACAGCAACAAGCGCAACAAGGTGCGCAGAACATGACTGTTGCCCCACAAACAAGCGAGGCTACCGCTGCAGCTACTGGCGCAGGTCTTGGCGGTTTAGGCGTTGCCAATCAAGCTACCACCACCGGATTTCAAAATCAAATTGGCGGGTACATGAACCCGTACATGGATCAGATTCTGGCTCCGCAGTTAGCCGAGGCTAACCGCAACTACGATATTAGCGGAACTAGACAGCAAAGTGCTGCTACTCAGGCAGGTGCATTTGGTGGCTCACGCGAGGCAATCATGGCCGCTGAAAACGAGCGCAACCGTAACATGGGGCTCAACCAGATTTATGGTCAGGGCTTGAACACCGCATTTACAAATGCACAGAACCAATACAACGCAAACTTAGGAAATCAACTCCAAGGCTATGGGTTGTTAGGTAGCGCCGCAGGTCAACTAGGTCAGTTAGGCCAAAACCAATACGGTCAGCAAATGGGCATAAATGCCTTGCAAAACCAGTATGGCGAACAGCAACAAGCTCAGACGCAAAGAGGTTTGGACACTGCATACCAAGACTTCCTTACACAGAAGAACTACCCATACCAACAGCTCAGTTACATGCAGAACTTGGTTCGCGGTACTCCTATGGGTATGAACACGGCTTCTCAGGTGTATCAAGCACCTCCTTCACCACTACAAAGCATGGGCGCTCTTGGTTTGGGTGCTTACGGTTTGAGCAAAATGGCCGCCAAAGAAGGCGGCTTGATGGACTCGTACTCTGGTGGTGGAGATGTAACCAGCGAATACAACGTCAGAAATATTGCCAAATACATGCCTGCAAAGGAGCTTCCCGCTTCTTATCAAATGGCACAAGCACGCAATGATTTAGATGCTCAAGCCGCGTTACAAAAACAAATGGCGGAGAACACCGCAATCAAACGCGCTGAAGATGCATCAGTAGATCGCGGACTAGGCGGTGCTTTTAACTCGCTTCCTCCAGAGACACAAAATAACATGGTGCGTGCTGCAAAGGGCGGCATTTTGGCTTTTGCAAAAGCCGGAGCCGTAGTAGACCCAGATGCCGGAACAGTCGATACTAGCGGTTCTGAAGGTACTGATATTTCTTCACTGATCGGCGGTCAGCGCGTACTTGACCCTGTGTTACAAGACAAGATTAACAAACGCGTATATGGTCTCAGTGAATCGCTGATGGATCGTCAAGCATACAACCCTAAACCCGAAGACCGTTCAAAGTTTGAAAATGAATACGTTACCAGCATGACAAAGGATTTGGGGCCAGACCCATACGCGCCTATGCAGGCTTACTACGATAAGCGAGCCGCTGGTTTACAGGGCATGACAGACAAGATGTACGGCGCTGCTGCACTCAAAGCTATTCCAGCTATTCTGCAAGGTGGTAACGCTATGCGGGGAATCGGCGCTGCCGCAGGCAGTTTAGGTGCTAGTGCAGCGGAAATTGAACAGGCACAGCAGGTCGCACAAGACCACATGATGCAGGCCAAGATGAACCTTACCAGCTTGCAACGCAACGAAAAAATGGGATTGCGCAAAGAAGCTCGTGCCGACTACAACAGCATCCAGCAAAACCTTATTGCCGCAGCGAAGAACGACATTCTTGGCACAACCAACGCAGCAAACATACTCAACAACTTGGCAAAATCCAACGTCGTGCGTACAGGTGCTGGCGGTGCTGGTGCGGGTAATAAAACTAAATTGGCCGAGCAGTTGGCTGCGGCTGAAATCGCGTTTGAAAAAGACCCAAGCGAAGCAAACACAAAAACAGTCACTGCTCTACGCCGTGCTATGTCTCAAGCTAGGACTACCGATGTTGGTGCTACTAAAGCTGACTTAACACGCGAGCAGATTGCAGCCGGAGAAAGCGCTAAGGTTAGAGAAGCTATGAAAGGGTTCAGGTACGATCCTGACTATATGGAAGCTCGTCGAGCTGACCCAGAAAGAGCCGATCAGCTTTGGAACGCAGAGTTGGAACGTCAACGTAACATGAACCCTAATGGCGCTCCTAGCCCCGGTCGAGTTGGTGGCGGCGGTGGTGGAACTACGTTAAGATTCGATGCTCAAGGGCGACCAATTCAATAAGGGGTACAAATGGCCATTAAAGCGGAACTCCACGATGGCCGTATCCTAGAATTCCCTGATGGCACAGACCCTTCGGTAGTTCAAGCTACGGTTAAAAAAGTATTGGGTGTAGGAGCGGAAGCTCCTGCCGCAGAGAAAGCTGCGCCTTCTAAAGCAAAGCCCGCCGCTCTAGCTCCCGACCTAAATGAAATACCTCCGTCTACCGACCCTATGGGCGGTGATTTAGGTTCGGCAATCATGAATGCTGAGAAAAAAGAAAGCGTTCTACAAGGCCAGAAACTTCCGCCTATTGCACCTACTGAAGATAGAGCAGTTTTAAACCCCCAGTTTACAAATGCGGTTGAGGCGCATCTCAATGCAATGCCTGCGGAAGAACGTGCTGCGGCGGTGGCAAAATTAGCCGAGCGTCCTGACGTTTATGGTCGTGCTGCTAGAGCAGTGGCTGGTCGGTATCAAGCTATGGATAAAGGCGCGATGCTACAGGCGTCACCTACTGCAGCCAAAGTATTAGACCCTCGATACGAAGCACAAGTTGAGCGCTTTATGGCGCAGGGTAGGTCTAGGGAAGACGCTGAACGCGATGCTATGGGTCAGTCTACTGGTTACATGCGCCCAGACTACCAGCAAATGACACGCGATGTGGTTGGGGAAAAAGCCGCAGCAGAAGCCGCAGCTCGCGCAAAAGAACTTGAAAACGCTGATTTTATAGATAGAGTTGGCGCTGGGGCTCGGTCGCAATTTACAAAAACAGGATTAGGTTTACTGAATGCCTACGCTGATTTAACTGGCGATAAACAGTTTAGTAAAGACCTAGCTGGTGCACGCCGTATCGAGGAAGCCCGTGAAGGTGCTATCCCCGAAGGTAAAAGTATTTTTGAAAAATCCGCTCAAGGAGCGATGACTAGCTTAGCCACACAAGCACCATTCATAGCCCTAACAGCAATGACTGGGGGCTCGGCACCTTTGTTAGCTCAAGCAGCCATACAGCAATTTGGTGACTCTTATAGCGAAGCCCGTGCTGCTGGTTTATCTGGTCAAGCTGCCGCTACGCGAGCAGTAGCTATGGCTACCGCTGAAGTGTTCTTTGAGCGTTTCGGTATGACTAAAGCTCTTGCGGGGTTAAAAGCGCACATCGCTCAGCATGGCGTAGCCAGCGTACCAAAGTATTTAGCCGAGGCCGTTGCATCCGAACTTCCACCTGAGCTGGCTACTACCGCTACGCAATACCTTGTTGATATGGCTCCTAAGTTGGGCCTCAATAAAAATCCAAGCTTTGCCGACTTCTACAAACAGATGGAAGAAACGGTGCGCCAAACGGTGTTGCAGGCTGGTGCTACTGCTGGCGGAACTATTGTTGCTGCTAAGGGTGCTCAAAAAGTAGGCGAGGCTTTATCTAGTATTGGCGCACCAAGAGAAGGTGCGTATCAGCGCGATACAAGTTATGAAGGTTTGTCCGACCTGATTGCTCGCCAAAAGGGTTTCTTAGCTCCCGAGCAAACGCAACAGACTAAGCAACAGGAACAACAGGTCCCACCTCCTCCTGCCAATACTGACTTAGGCGCAGTGGGGGAAGCACGTCCGGGCGAGGATAACGTACAGCCTCCCGCCCCACCTGCGGCAGTCGAAACACCTTCCGATGTAGATACATTGGCGCAACAAATCGCTGATACCACAAGCATTTCTTTAGATGATGCGCGTCGTATGGCGCGTAAAAAACTTGGCATCAAAGAAGAAGTTTCTACCGCAGCCGCTCAAAATTTACCCGACGTAAGCAAGTGGACTGATGCAGCACTTGAACAAACCCTTGCGTATCAGCAGCAAAAACCAGAAACTTCCCCTGAAGTAGTCGATAAAGAAACTCCGCTACAAGAGCGCTCAGGTAAAAATTTACCTTTAATCGAAGCTATTGAGGCAGAGCTACAAAAACGCGAAGGAGCTACAAATGTTGGACAACCTGACACAACCGCAGATAGAACAAGCAATGCAGTACCTAGTGCAACCGATCAAGGAGCCACCACCGAAGGAACTACAGAACCTCAACGAGATGGAATGGTTCCTGCTGGGAAGAATGCTCCAAAGCCTGATGGCGGAAAAGCTGGAGAGCCCACTGCAGTAGACGAAAACGGAGCTGAAAAAGTTAAGCGCAAGCGGGCAGCGGGTGGTGGTCGTAAGGCGCAGCCTGCCGAAGTAAAAGCAGTTAAGCAAAGTGAGCGTAGAGAAAACGGTACAAAATATACTACCGCAAGTAACCGCTTTAACAAAAATAAAACAAACTTACTTACTCAACTCGAAGAGGCAAACGTACCTCTCGACGAAGGCGAGTTTGAAAACGAAGATGCTTTCGAACAAGCTAAGGAAGATCGACGCGCTAAAAAAGCGTATGTAGTTAACCAATTGCTTGACATAGAGGAAAACCATCGCGGCACTGCTTTGGGTTTGGAAGTTAAAAAAGTCCTCAATGATCGCTCTAAAATTTCTCAAGAAGAATTAGATAAGATTAAAAAAGGCCGAGAGGTTCGCAAGAAGACAAACACCAAAGAGTTAATTGGTGGCGTTAATGACTACATCGCTCCAAGCGAAGGTACATACACAACTGGAGCTAAGTACTCTAGTAGTAAGGGTAAAGCTGGCAAGCGCGGTGGTAAGAGCAATCCTAAATTTGCCAAAGCAAAGAACGCGGTTCAAGCGCTAACTGTAATTGCCAAGGACGGTACTCCGTTCGAGCGTATGCTCGCTGGCATTTTGCGCAACTTTGTAGTTAACGTCAAATTTGTGGTCTATGAAAAAGGCGACAAGTTACCTGCCGATCTACAAAAAGATATGGATCGTGCGTATGGTCTGTTTGACCATGACACCAACACTGTGTATGTTCGCGGCGCAAGCTGGGGTGAAGGCGCTCAGGGCGTAAACAACGTAACTATCCTACATGAGATGCTTCATGCGGCTACAGATAGGCGTATAGCTTTTGGTTTAGCCAACAAAGATACCCAAGTTGCATCGTTTGTGCGCAAATTAAATGCGCTAACTGCTCGCGTAGAAGACATTGTTGATGACCGTTGGTCTTTACCCGCCGATCACCCAGATGCTATACCGCAAGAAATAAAAGAACTGATTCTTAGCACTACCTCAGTAGACCCTGATACTGGGGAAACTAGCTACGACTTCTTTACGCCGACCGAAATGGTTGCTTATGGTTTGTCGCATGAAGGAGTGCAGGAGTTTTTACAAACAATTCCGGGTATATACAAGCTAAAGAATGAGCAAAAGCCAAATGCTTGGAGTAGCTTCATACGTCTATTTGCTGACTTTTTCAAGATTAAGCCAGAGAACATAAACGCCCTGAGCGACCTGATGTTGATTTCCGAAAAGGTTCTTGGCGGACTTGGCGGACTGAAAGCTACGGGTGAATTTGCTGAGACTGGTAAACGCTCGCTATCGGTCATGCCCAAAACTGAGGCGGAAAAAGAAGCCGAAGCAGCGCAAAAACAAATTAGAAAAGCCGTTGCCGATGCGCTTGCCAAAACGGAACGCTCACGTACTACACAAGAACTCGGTGATTCGATTGGTCTATTGCACGCTGTAAAAGACCCTAAGCAAATTATTCCTATTGTCAAGGAAGCATTTGAGTTTGCAGACGATAAAACTAGGGTTGCTCTTGCAGGCATACCTACGTTCGATTTCCTTGCCGAGTGGACAAAAGATACCGTACCCGAGTTAAAAAACACTACTAAGTTGTTAGGGGAAATGGGTGGTATGTCTCAGAACCTGCTGGCTAAAGTCGGCGAAATGTCTGAGACCATCTTAGATGCGTACAAGAAAGATAGGACGCTTAGAAGAAAACTAGAGAATGTGGTTTATACCTCTACTCTAGCTGAGATAGACCCGTCCGACCCCAACGCAGCTAAGAGCGACCCAGAGTTAACTCGTATGTACAACGAGCTAGGTGCGGACGGCCAACGTATCTACAAAATGCTCAAGTACTACTATCAGAATATGACTGACTATTATTCTGACCTACTGGATAAACAAGTTGAGCACCTAAACATCGCCGACGCGGACAAGAAAAACTTGCTCAGCGTTATCCGTACCATTTACGAAGGCGAAGAAAAGATTTCGCCGTACTTCCCGTTGGTGCGTCGTGGTGACTTCTGGCTGTCTGTCGGTGAGGGTAAGAAGAAACAATTCTTCATGTTTGAGACTAAGCGCCAACGCGATAGGGTTGCTAAATCTATCGCAGCTTCAAAAAATCAAACATTCAGAGAAGCATTAGATACTAAGACAATACGTAGAGGCGACAACATTACAGAATTGCGTGAGGCTTCCAAAGAGCAAAGCACGTTACTGCGCCAAATCTTTAATGCCATTGATTCATCTGACCTGACGGATGTGGATGCGCGCGAAGAGTTGAAAGACGCCATCTATCAAATTTATCTGCAGGCTATGCCTGAGCAGTCGTTCCGTAATCAGTTTATCCATCGTAAAGGTATCGAGGGCTTTAGCACCGACCTGTTGCGCAACATAAACACTACGGGCGCAAAGATGTCTATTCAGCTTGCGCGTATTAAGTATGCTCCCTTGCTGCGCACATCGCTGTCTCAAGCTAAAAGTTCTATACGGGCAACCCCAGAGTACGACCCGTTTGTTCAGTCGGCTAAGAATCGAGTAAATGCAGTATTGACCGCAGGGCGTAAGGGTGACACCGTAGATCAAGTTCTAGATGGGCTTGCTGGTGCCGCCAACAAAGCTTCGTTTTTCTTCTATTTATCGGGCGCATCATCTGGTTTAATTCAGCCTTTTAGCGTATACATTACTGGACTTCCTATCCTCACGGCAAACCACGGTGCTGGTGCGGCGAAAGAGTTAGCCAAGATGGTTACGTATATGAACCAATACGGTGTCGTGCGTCAGAACGCCGATGGTTCTAAATCTTATGTAGCCCCAAGTATTGCTAACAATCAAGATTTATCGCCAGACGAACGCAAGGCAATAAAGATGATGCTACAACGAGGCGTCACTACATCTAGCTACGCATCGGAAGTGTTTGGGTATAAGTCAACGCCGACCGAAGATTTGTATATTGATCCCGAGCGTGGCGTAATCGACAATATCCCTGCGGTGTATGGCAAAGGTAAACGCCTTGGAGCTGTGCTTGTCGGTGGTTTGATGCACAACATGGAGCGTCTATCTCGTGAGGCAATCTATCTCGCTTCGTTCCGTTTGGGTATGGAAAAGCACGGCGATTTTGATCGTGCGGTAGAGCAGGCAGTAGCAGATACAAACGAATGTCTCGGTAACTATGACATGGCTAATCGTCCCCTTCTCATGCAGAAGTCTGGCGGAAAGATTCTGTTGCAGTTCCAAATGTTCCCCCTGCACACCTATCTTTTGCTCCTGACTAACTTTAAGCGGATGATTCCATTCCTCAATAAAGAAGGTAAACGCGAAGCAGCAATTAAGTTCTTTGGCATCTTAGGTACCTCAGCTTCTGTTGCAGGCATAACAGGCGTACCTTTCTATAGCGCAGTTATGGGTTTACTTGGCTGGGCATGGAAAGAGTTTGGTAAAGACCCAGACTGGCCAGAAGACCTTAAGTCGATCAACTTTGATCTGTGGTTCCGCACTAAATTTTTACCCGAGCAATTGGGTACTGGGGGAGCGCTTCTCGTAGAACATGGGCCACTTAACAAGCTGACCGGACTAGACTTTGCTTCTAAGTTAAGTCTTGATAACCCTTGGGGCCGAGACACTAAAGAAACAAAGACTACTAGAGAAGGCGTGACTGCTTGGGCTATGAGTCATGGTGGTCCAACTGCAAGCATGATCTTAAGTCTTGCCGACGCACACGACGCGTGGAAACTTGGTGATACTAGGAAAGCTACAGAGAAATTAGCCCCAGCAATTCTGCGCAACAAACTTATATTTGATCGTATGCGCGAAGAAGGTATTAAAGATTACCGTGGCGCACAGATTATGCATCCCGACTCAATTAAAACTGGGGAGCTGTTTGGTCAGATGATTGGCTTCCGTCCAGCCATAAGTGCGGATGTTTTAGAGAAGAACTTTAGGTTTGCTTCGATCGAAAACCGTATCGACAACGAGCGCTCTCAAATCTTAAAACGTATGGACGTAGCCCTGCGCAACAAAGACTTTTCAAAGTATCGTGAAGCGCACAATGACATGAAGGACTTCAATAGAGGCTTTCCTTCGTACCGTATTGAGCCCGAAGACCTTGCAAATTCTTTAGAGAAAAAACAAGAAGCACGTGGCAAGGCTTACGTTGGAGTGATTCCGACCGAAAAGAACATGGCAATCTTTGGCGATGCTCTGGTCGAATCCCGCAAACCTATGCGCGAGCGTCAAAAAGAAACTGCGGAAAAGAAACGGCAATAAAAAATCCCCGCCGAAGCGGGGTAAGGGAGGGATGGAGCTAACATCCTACAGAAATCAACGCTAGTCTACATCAAACACGCCAAACGCGCAGTCCCTTGATGCCGTCTAGCAACACTACTTTTGTAACAATATCCATCTTTAATCTTTTAGCCACACGGTTTAGCTCTTCCCGTGCGGCTTTTTCATCTATGCAGGGTACAAAGAAGCTGTACCCCTTGCGGAACTTTTTCCACTCAATCTGATACGACACTGTCTCGATCTTCATCTGCAGCCATTGTGTCAAGTTGTAGGAATTCAGATTTGCCAGCGTCAAACTTTAATGTACGCACCACTGGTGACGACAGCTTCATGCCCTTAGACATACGCTTGTTAACGGTCTCCAACAGAATCTGCTGGTCGGTCAGGGCTTTAAGCAGCCCTTTGTAGTTAATTTGTTGCTTGACGCAGAACTCTTTGAAGTGCTTTGCAGACACGTAGAGGTGTTTGGTATCTGGCTCGTAGCGTATCAATAGCTCCCCTCGCGGTTCCATAGTAGGCATAGACTGCATACTCGTACGTGCATCAACCTCACCGTTGACAACCAGTGTGTTCAAAGCTAAGTGAGCATTTACAAACTCACCAAGAGCCGTGACAGGTGAGTCGGTCGGCGGCTTGATGTCAACACGCATTTCAGACAGCATCTTCTTCATCCACTGGTAGATGGCTTTCATGTCGTAGTCGTGCAGACCAAGGTTCTTAGCAATCAGACCGCCAGTAATGATGGTGGCGCAGACAGCAGACCAGAACCGCTCACGTGATGTGAACTGCACATCTTTGTCGATCTTGGCTTGAATCATCTTGTAGTCAGACTTAGCCGACTCCAAATTGTTGACTAACCAACTGAGGTAGATTTCACCAGCGTGGCCGTAGTTTTCGTTGAGCTGATGGTCAAACATCTCCTTGCCATAAGCCATGCCGATTAAGTCGTTAGGCTCAATCTTGTACTCTAGTAGACGCACGGACTCACCATCTGGCGAGCTCTTGAGCATGAGCAATTTTTCGTGGAAGGCTGCGTTAGCCGATGCCAAGGTCATGTTCTGCCAAGAAGTATTGTTAACGCGCAGTGCGTTCTCTGAACCCTTGACGCGGTGTTTGCCTCGGCCTTGACTGATACCGTATGCCAAGTCGGAGAACTCCTTGGGCAGCATGTTGGTGATTTCGTCAATCGTATTGGGCAGGTTGTTCATCACACCCAGTTGTTGCATCTTGGCGTTTAACGTATCTTTTTCGATAGCCATAAGTTCATAAGGCATACCGTAGACGCTGTTACACATGCGCAGGATGGTTGATTTTCCTGATCCGGCCTGCTCATAAATAACGTTGATGATTGCGCCCTTCAAGCCTGTGAACTTAAACAACGGGGCGCCGAATGCCGTAAGAGCGGCAAATGCATGGGGCTCCATTCCGGGCTTTGCATACAGATTAAATACTTCTTTCCACTTCTCCATGTCGCCTTTGGTATGAATCTTCTCGGCAAAGAAGTCTGTTGTTGATGACGGCGGGCTGTAGAACGTGCCGTCTTTGGTGATCTCTTTGTCACCCATAATAAATTTACTATCCCCATCTACCCATCCGAATTGTGTTCTCATTAGCTCTGCTTTCTTTGTGTACTGTAAATTTTTGACTGACGTAACGACATACGTGGCAAGGTTTTCATACTGCTTGTGGTGTGCCATCACTCCCTGTTGTGCAAGTTGCTTGCGCAGCTCGTCTTTAGAAGATATGGATGCCGTCGTAATAGCAAACTCTTTCATACCGTCGTGCGGTAGGTGATGCCTAAACAGCGCCATCTCTCCTAGCTCTTTGTCCCGCATCCGCTTAATCACGTAGAGGTCATGCTCATAGACTAGCTTTGGCTCGCCTTCTTCATCCTCTTGCTGTGGCTTGACATAGATGCCACCTTTCTTCCCACGGAAGAACGGAAACGGATACTCGGGTATTTGGTACTTGGTGGTACCTTCGTCGGTTTCAACTTCTACTTCGTTGTCTTCTTCGGTCGCTTGCTCAATCTCCACGCCCAATACGATGGGGGATTTGAACTTGCCACGGTGAGGACAACCCTCACAACCTCCGGGATTTCGCTCCTCAAATGTGTCGCAGTGGTGTGGTCCACCGTTCTTTCTTATGTTTCTTAATTTCCCGTTGACCTCTGACGGGTCATACTCGGGGTGCTTCTCTGACATCTTGTGGGCAGCTTTATCTCCATCTACGCAGAACGCAGGTATGGAGAGTGCCGACATCCACAGTGGTTCACTCAACTCGGCTTGGTTCTCGTAGCAGTAATTCAACTGCGCGCAACCTTTCTCGCCAAGCATCATGATGGTCTTGAACTTCTTGACCTTGTTGCCCATCAATGCTTCCATCATTGGGCTCATCGCTCTCGGCACAAAATCTGGTTCTTCCTCGGGCTCAGGGGCGCCGAGTAGTTCCTTGAAGGCTTCATACGACAGAGGCTTAGTGTGCTCGTTAAGAATGGTGACGGGTTTAGGGTCATCCTTGTTCTTAAAGTTAGCCGAGTTCATCGGGCGCAACACACGCGATGCTTCAAACACCGACCCATCAACGATCAAGTTGTGTTCTTTGCACAGGGCTTTTAGTCGCTTAGCCAGCGGTGTCCACTCTTTACGAGTGAGCGTGCGGTCAAACAACCAGTAAGCGTGAATCCCGTTGCCGGAGTTCACCAGTATGGGTCTATGTAATCCAACGGTTTTGCAGAACTTCTGAAACTCTGCCATCCCGATCTCTTGATCTAGATAGCCCTCAATCTTTCCCTTAGCGTTAGGCACACCCTTGGTAGGGCCGCAGTCAATGTCCATCCACAATGCGCGGAAGTACAGTGCGTTTTCATGAGTCCTATTGTTCGCCGGACCAAATTTGGCACAGGCAAAGTAGGCATCAATCTTTTGACTAACAAAGTCTTGGATTAGTTCTTCAGCTTCTTCTCTCGTATCCGCAAATCTTTGATCGGGTTCTTTATTCTCGATTCCGATTACACAGTACCGTCCCTCCGGTGGGAGCACGGTGTCGAGTAGATCAAATGCCATTTTTGTATTCTTGCTTTAAGGTCGCGGTGTATTCTTTGATAGGTCCAACCATTCGATTGTTTGGAGTTACCCGCCCTTCGAACCAGTTGTAAACCGTCTGACGGCTGACGCCGAATTTCCATGCTACGAGGGAAACTGCAACGCCAGCTTTGATACAAATACGACCTAAAGCTACACCCACATGTTTTGAATCTGCGGCTTTGTTAGCCAAGACCAAATTTAAGCTGTAGCCTGCCACGTTTACTCCTCGTCAGTCCAAGCCGCAACTACGGAGTCCAAGCTCTTCTTGGGTGTAGGTGTCGGTGCTTCGGCCTTCTTAGACTCACGCTTCTTTGGCTCCTCGACTGCATCATCCTCAGTCACAGGGGTTGCCTTCACTACGGGCTTGGGTGCCTCGAGTTTAGGTTTGCCAGCAGCGTCGGCTTGGTATGGAGTCATGATGACCATCTTCTGCACTTCGGGCTTAGCTGCAACTTTGCTAGTTACTGCGTACTCACCTTTGTTGATGAAACGTGTCGGCGTAAACAGAATAGACTGGTTGTCGTTGTCTTCGTTGAAGCTCAACTGTGTAACGACATAGTCCAAGCTCTTGCCGTTGTTAGCCAAATACTTGGTGTAGCTCTCGAATGGGTGGGTGTTGTCGCCAACGCTTTCGCCAAACAAAGACTTAGATGCCAAGTTCATTTGATAAACCTCGCCCTCGAGTGAAGAACCAAAGTCCTCTTCCAACACCACGGCAATACGACGTGAGTAACGGCAAGCCTTAGAGTTACCTTGACCGGAACCTTTGATGTTCTGATCGCATGAATCGCAACGGGCTGCTTGTGGGTTGGCTGAACTTGCGTCGGGCGCTTGGCCGTCGTTAGAAAAACAATCGGGTGCAGATGGCTCCGCTTCGGGTGTCCACTGCTTAGCGTAGAAGATACGTCCAACTTTGGGAGATGCACTGACCACGATAACATTTAAGTTACCTTTGACCTTGCCCATTTCCTCACCACCGACCGTCTTACGGAAGATTCCGTTTTTAGGCACGATGCGCTTGACGCCAGTACGACCAGCTAATTGTTTTGTAAGCTCGCTAACTCCTGCTGTTTGCAAAAAGTCGGGGAGGTCTTGGTTTAAAAGTGTTAAGTCACTCATCTCATTTTTCCTTTGAACGTCTAACTACCACGGTAAATTCATTTTCGACATTGAGTCCTTTCGGATAAATGTCTGGATTCTCTGCAAGAAACTCTTTCATGTGTGTCTGATGAAGTCTCTTCTCTAACAGGCCAAAGTCGCCAACTTCTTCGATGAAGGCGTACATAGAATCCCAATCGTTAGTCCAGTACCGTGACTTAACTGAACGAACGATCGTGCCATGTGGGGTGCGTATGCTATCAGCGCCTTGCTCTTTGCAGGTCTCTAGCATCTGTTGCTCAATCACTGTGAGTTGTTCTTCTAACTCTGCGTGGTCGGCTTTGTATTTTGCGGTGAGTGCATCACGCGCATCACGAATCTTGATGTAAATCATCGTGAGTTTGTCTAGGGGTATGTCGGGTCGGACGGGGGTGACTTCGTCCTGAACTTCTGCGTCCATCGTTAGCTCCATTTTGTTTTTGGTTGGTCAGTGTATCACAACATTTGACATTGTCAAGTACCTTCAGAAATAATTTCTTGTTTGTACAGGTCAATAATCTCGCTGTGGTTTGCTACGTTACCCCGTAGTAGGGAATACATCCTGCGCTCAACTTGACTACCACTGAGGTGGACGATAGTCATGGCATTAACTTGGCCGGGCCTGTCAATGCGAGCGTTGGCTTGGAGGTATGTTTCTACACTAGTACACGGAGCGTACCAGATGATTGTGTCGGCGGCAGTAAGGGTAAGTCCGTGGGATGCGGCCTGAGGCTGAATGATTAGGACTTTTGGTTGCGGATTGTTTTGGAAGTGCGTAACTATGTCTGTGCGCTTGTTGACGCTCACGCTTCCGTTGATGACTTCGCTTGCTATGCCATGCTTGGTCAAGTACTTCTCTAGCAATTCAATCGTATGCGTGAACGGTACGAACACCAATACTTTATTGCTAGTCTCCTCAACTACCTCGTGCACCACCTTGAGTCGGCTTGACACATCGAACTCTAAGACTTCACCTGCGTCGGTATAAACCGCACCACCGGATATCTGCAATAGCTTGTTGATTTTCACTGCGGCATTGACTGCGGAGATTTCTTCACCGTCGGCCTCAATCAGCATCTCTTGCTTTAGCTTCTTGTAGTACGCCAACTGTTGTGGTGTCAGCGGGGCATCACGGTCTACAAAGGTTACGGGCGGTAGGTCTAAGCAGTCTTTCTTCTCAAACCTAATTGCGGGTTGCAGTGCCTTGTGCACAATGTGCTTGGCCTCGGGGCGTGGTATCCAACGGAAGTCGCTCACCTTGTACATGACTTGGTCTTTGAAGTGCGACACATACAGAGGGACAGCGGTAGGGTTAACCAACCTTGCCAATCCGAAAGCATCCACAGGAGACTGAGCTGCTGGTGTTCCAGTCAGCATCCATAAGCCCTTGATAACTCTAGTCAAGTCGCGCAGGTCTTTCCAACGCTCGGTCTTGTTGTTCTTGTAGGCGGACGCCTCGTCAACCACGATGAGGTCAAAGCCCCCATCCATGAGTTCCTTCTTGACGATGCCAACACCATCGAAATTGATGATGACAAACTCAGAACCTGCGTTGACGATTTCCTTGCGCTTCTTTGCCGCCCCGTAAGCAACGGACACCGTGCGGTGAATGGCGAACTTGAACAAGTCTTGTTGCCATGCGGACTTCATGATTGACAGCGGACAAATCACTAACACTCGCTTCACTAACCCTAACTGCATGAGGTAATCAACTGCCCATATGACTGATGCCGTTTTACCTGTGCCCTGCTCGTTGAAGCAGAACGCTTTGCGGTTATTAACTAAAAACTCTGATGTTGTCTTCTGATGATCGAACGGGGTGAACCCGTGGGGACGGGGCCACTCATACTCTGATAGTTTCATTGTGGTACTTTAATTTTGTATTGTGTTACTTTAATTTTGTATTGCTCGGTTGGTCGGTTTACATCTAGAGAATCAAGTCGAGATAGATCGGCCAAAAGGTAAAAGAAAAAATCATCCTCGCATACATCCAAACCATCTACCCAACCTGTGCCAAACCTAGCAATCCAAGCTGTTTGCATTTGCTCTAAATTTAAACCGTGCCTCATTTTTTCTTCGGTTTGTTCACCTTGACGGTGTGGTCTGAGTTACGGCTAAACGAACGGTTAGCGCTTGGGCTTTTCAGCTTCAAGTTACTAGGTGCGTTTGTGCCTCCTTTGCTAAGGGGAATCGAGTGGTCGATGTCTTTTCCGGCTCGGTTAATTCCCTTCTTGTCCATCTCGTTTCGAGCACGTTGCCTGTCCATGCGGGCTTCATGTTCGCCACGGGCGACTTGTTGCTTATATTCCTTTTTGTAGGGGCGGGGTTTGTTCACGTACGGCATGGGTCACCTTTTCAATGTTGTGAGTGTTAAGTTCTTCGTGGGTCAAACCAAACTCCTCGGGGGTTGCCTCCCAAAGTGGTTTGCGCTCCTCATTTTCTACCACCTTAAGACTTTTGCCAATTGCTATGCTGATTTCTAACATCATCTCGGCTTTGTACTTATTTAGTTCCTCATGGATGATTGAGCCCACCATGTTGACCACGACCCGCTCAACAATTTCGTTGCATCGTCGCTTTAGTTCTCCCTCGAGAATGAGGGCGGCGTCTAGTTGTTCATTTTCCATATGTTCTTTCATCTTTCCCATTGTTAACTCCTATTTGCTCATTTGGTTTTTGACTACGTCTTTTATTCTGGTTTCAAGTTGATAGTCGTAAAGTATGGTAGCCGTCAAAGCGCTTCTGAGTTCCCCCGAAATTGCATCTCTCACCGTATC